CTTGAAAATAGTCATTCAGCATTTGGCTGTTCAAATCCATATTTGTTGATACATTCAGCAGCATACTCAGTGTCACCGATACTGTCGACGCCTTTGATTTGGCAGATCTGCCTATTGACTTCACGTATACGTTCTTTGACATATGCACCATAAGGTTCCATGTTGTTGATCATGCGCATATACATATCGTACAGTTCAGGATCGTGTTGGAAATCGTGTAGTTTAGTGATCCAGACATTGTACAACTCTGCGCAAAGATCTCTTTCTTTGCTATATTCTAGTTTGAGTTTTAACAGTTCATTGAGTTCCATTTTTCAATCCTACACAAAAATCAAAACTGGCCACTCGTCGACGTATCTTTGTATCATCGGCTCTGTGCCAAAATCCGCGAAGATTATTGACCATGAAAACATCACCTGCCCGGGGCTGGAATGTGGCAGTCTGTTCCTGGCCTTGTAACACTCCCCATTTGAAGTTTATGCTGCCACCTGTTTCAGCATGGGTGTCATCAAAATAATACAAAAAGAAAATGTCATAGTTTTCAAACATATCTGTGTGCCAACCTTGATTGTCACGATCCACGCCATCCCAAACTATGAACTTGTTGTATTCAGCCGCGGGCCATTCGGGATCTATGTACTTGGTTTTCAAATACAAAGCCAAGGTTTCTAATCTCTTGGCCAGTTCGGCACTGACATCTTGCTTGCCGTTATCTCTAACACGTTCTTCCACATTCAACAGTTTGAATTCATCGATGTTGATCAATGCCAAGGCGTCGGGCTCACTGAGTTGTACAAATCCTTTGCTATAGATATCTTTAATGTTGTAATACATGATTCATGACTCCGTTCATTATCAAAGGTTTGTTGGCGTTCAACATTTCCTCTATCACAAGCACCCTAAACCTATTGCCTAATTTCCTTATGCTACGCGGTTCAGTATCGGGATTGAAAATATCTGCTATCATATCATGTATGGGGCCGTAATCATCCAACTGTTGGATAACCTTGTAGGCTATTCTAGCACACTCCTTGGGTGTTGTATAGTCTTTTAGTGGATCAAAAAAATGTTCTAACACATAAGGTCCTGCTTGATTCATAAACCACATTTCTAACATTTCTTCCCTGGTAAAACTATAGCAACTCCTGATAGTTTTAAAGTAAGTGCGTTTGTTTTTGTACAGGCTGTTCCAATTGTCTACACCGTCTTCGTCGATGATGTCGCTGTAGACTTCTACAGTTTCGATCTTGTATTTAATTTTATAAACATCGCTGTTGAGTTCGCTATCGGGCAGAAACATATAGTCATGTCTGAAACTGGACCAGCCGCTGTTATTGCCCACTGTGGATCGCGCTTGGAAGTTATACATGATCTCAAATTCTGTGTAGAAATCATCAATGGTTGACCCGGGCATGGCCAGGATCAATTCCACGGCAGGAGTAGGAAAGCCCTGTTCTCTACAGCGTTGATTGATGTGTCTGCTGAGTTCTATTTTATCTTCTAAACTAAGATCCACACGATTGGCCACTTTCATGGCTTCGTCGCTGACGCTTTGTATACTGACCGTAGGCACCACACTGATAAACTCGGTCTCTCCCCACATATCAGTACCCCCTTCGCTGGCACTGTGCCTTTCTGGACCACGTCCCACAACATCAAACCAAGCATCTACTAATCGTTTTCTTCTAGTGAGGTCACGACTTTTTACTGTGCTGATGTCTGTGAGATTGAATTTGTTTTGCCATGCAAACCGAAACAGTTCTATATCACGTTGCTCGAACACACCAAAGTTTGCATCGGTGAGATAAGCATCGCGGAATCCCGCGGCTTTGAGCGCCAGGATGTCTCGCTTGACCACTGCTTCTGATTTTTTGTATATTTTAGTGCCAATGCCACCGCCCCATTCACAGAACACACAACTGTATGGACAACCCCTAGTGGACTCTAGCACTATAAAAGGCTCTATGCGTTGGGACCTGGCATATTCTACTATTTCACTCAGATAAGGCAAATGGTCTTCGTAGACGCTGTAGTCATAGTCTATGAGATATGAACGTTCTCGTTCGCTGTTCAATTCCCAACTGATGTCTGCTTTGCGTGCCCGACCTTGGTTGTCAAAATAACTGTTGATAAAGTCTTCAATAAATGTTTCGCCGGGCTTGGTAGGGCGGCAAATATAATCATAGTAGGTTCTGGTGGCCAAAAACTCTGGTTCGTTGGTGCCAATGTGCGGACCGCCCAGGATAGTTATCTTGCCTTGTGCTTGGGCTATCTTGGCTATTTCATCACAGATGGTATAGTTCCAAGCATAACTGCTAAACATGATCGCATCTGCTTGGGCAATTTCTTGATAGACTTCTTTATAAGTCTCATATCGATCGAACTTGTAAGGAGCCGGCAACCACTTGACACGATCAGCATACTTGCCATTGCGCTGATAATGACTTTGACACAGCAGGTAAGTGACGTTGTTGGCCAGGCTCCAATCCGCATGGGGTGGATTTACAAAAGCCAGGGTTAGTGAATTATGTTGTTTTTGCATCTGCATATCTAAACGCTTCTGCAAATACACAACCATCTACATCTCTTATGAGATGTTTGTATTCGTTCTTGATAAAGCAAGTGAAACTACAACGTGAATAAAACTCACAACTGAGACAATCTTTTTCTTCCAAGAATATCTGTATGATCTTGCTAGAACCAAGTTCTTGGCTGCGGGGATCTTTTAACAGCACAGTGCCGCTGCAGCCCTTGGGGGATGATCCATCTGTCATGATAGTGTGGCTGCTGCCTCTAGTACAAGACATTTTCTTTTGTTGATTTTGATTGAGAAAGTACGCGATGTTGTTGCAGCGAGGATACTTGTCAATCATGAATCGATAGTATTCTAATAACTGGCTTTCCCGAGGCATGAGTGCTGGATTAAAATTCTTTCCAGGCAAAAGTTGATCCCAATCTGTTTCAAATGTTTGATACAGATAATCATAATAGGCATCACCTGCTATAATTTTCTCGATGTTTTGTCGGGTGATCACAGTTGAAATCAAATGTACATAGGGTTGGAACTTTTCAATGTTGCGTTTGAATAGTGCCAGTTCCTGTGCGTTGAATCTACCAGCCGGATCGTAACTTACATTCATGGTCAATTGATTGTTGCGACAAAAGTCCAAGACTGCGTCAATTTGTTCATACACCAGATTGGTAACAAAAAGAAAATCTACAGTTTTTCCGCTGGCCACATTGTGTTTTACAGTGTCAATAAATTCCTGATACACCTCAATGAATCCTTGTTTGATCCAATGATCCTGGAACAGTTCTCCGCCCATGATATGTATTACAAACTGTTGCTTGGGACTGGTATTGATGTAATCTACTACCAATTGAGACTTGCCAATGATACTATCTCTGTTGGCGCCAGTGGTATCATCATGATTCTGAGGACAAAAAACACACTTCATATTGCAGTGCTCAAAGAACAGCACCACGACTTCTACATAGTCGATGATTTTGTTCTCAATGATTTTATAAAAGTCTAGATCACTCATGGCAATATTGGTCCAAAATACTTAGCCAATATTATCAGTGGTAATGGCAATAAAAGGTCAGGTGCAACCGTTGATGACAAATGGTCTCAGTAACTCACGGTTGTTTTTTCTAGCGTCGTTTATGTAATTAAACAATGTAGCATTGATTTTATGTGACTCGCTAGACGCAATAAATGGCAAAACATCCATGACACGATCTCGATACTGACTCCATTGTGCCGGATTATTGATGTGTTCTATGCCGGGGAAGAATCCAATGGGTACTTCGTTCAAAGGCAAGCCTTTGAGATCTCTAAAAACTTTGATCACTGTTTTTGACAATTTGGCAATTTCAGATTCAGATACTCTGCGCCAGTTAGCATCAAAACTAACTGTAGAAACATCTCTTGGGAAAAACCTATCGTCAAACAACAAGCGTGTGGATTCGGCTTGCTGCAAAATTCCAATCATTTCCAAAATTGGACGATCCGAAAGATTCAAGACGCTTTTGGTTTTTTCTGACGTCAGCGTGTCAACTATGTGCTCTCTGGCTTCCAACGCACTCAAGTAGGCGTGCTTGATACAAAAGCCTTTGATCTGTTCACTGAATATGTCTTCGCATTGACCATTGTAACTGTATGTTGCCAATACAAATTCTATGCTTAGATCGGCTCTTTTTTCAGCAAAAAAACTATAGAAATCAACAGGGTTGGTTTGTCCCTTGAAAAATTCAGCAGATACTTCGGCTTCTGTAATGGCAGCTTTATTTTTAAGGCGTGCATGATTTTGAACAGGACTAGAGAATGTAACATTACTACTTAACAGGCTTTGTCTAACAGTGTAGAAAGCCAAGATCTGATAGATGTCCTTGACCGTGGCCAAAGGCAATGCAGCACGGAAAAAATTAGTTCCTATTTTGACAAAACTGTCTCGATCTGCGTACACTGTCACTGGCGCATTTAACTCGTCTTGTTTTGATCCAAGGAAATTCAAGAAACTCAGATAGTCTGGATAGGTTTTGCCGGCGCCAATCACACCTTCCACGCTTTCATTGTAATCTAGCAGTTGACCAACAGAGGCAAATTCACCTCCCATTGGGTGACCAAAATCCTGACTCAATACCACACGATGTTGTGCGGTATCCAGCGTTTCATCTAAAGCTAGATATACTCTTTTAAAGAGATGTAGCATCTTGTTGTTCCTTAAGTTCTTGTGTGGCCTGACTCAACAATTCTTGCCACTGTTTACTATTTATTTTTTCTTCTAATATGCCCCAGGTGATCAAAAACATGGGATTGTTGTTATTGGCCCAGAACGAGTAAAGATTACGCCCTTTGAACATATTTTCACTAAAATAGCGGCTGTAGTATCGCAGATTAGATGCGTCCAAGATCTGATAAAAATAGAAAAATTCTTCGTTTTTCAATAGACTTATCCAATTGATTCCTTCAATGGAGTCTGTGTCATCTTCCGGATAATTTTTGACTTCTTGTTTGGCTAGTTCGTCATTGATAGCATAGGTGTTGAACAGAACCAGGCTATCCAATTTCTGTACCCAGCATTTGACCAATTCTATATTTTCCTGTATGAAGTTGGTAAAATATCCTGGCTGTATCAGGCCCTTGTATTCAAACAGCACGCCCATGGCCGCACGTTCCAGCGTGGGAATATTGACCAGCGTGGTGCTGGCAAAGTAGGTTTGCAATAGTTTGGCATGATCGGGATCGTTAAAATCTTCAATGTCTATATCGCAATTGAGATCCAAATTACCAAGATAAGTTAGGAGTTTTTGTTCCTGCAGTTTGGAATTTTTATAGTCTATTAGATATCTAGTGGATTTGTCACTGAAATAAATTTTCAAATTTTCCAATGATATGGGTGCGGTGGTAGTGATTACATTTGACATTTTATCTTCTTCCTCTTGAATTGTGGCAGCTGGAATGGCACTGGGCATGACAGGTGCTGTATGACATTGATATAGTGCCAGCAGCGGTGTATGCCGAGGACCAATTGCTCATCAATGCAGCCCAATATGTGTTGAATGCCACTGCTGCCGACCCGCCCAAGGTTCCATTTGTGCTGGCACTGATCACACGATCAGTGGCGAAATTTACATTAGTGCCGGGATTGGTTATGTTACCTGCGGATAATGCATAGCCAGAAGTTACCAAGGCCTTGCCTGAATCTGTGTAAGTGCCTGCAGGTGCTATATCACCTGTGACTACGGTTATGGCCTGTACACGTCTATAGATAAGGTATCTTTGTAGTTCGCCGTAAAAAATCTGGCTAAATCCTGAGAAGTTGCCTGCAGATATGGCCTGTGACGCACTGGCTGGATATGTGAGACTTACATTGGCAGTGGCAGATATGATCTGCCCACCAACATTGGCAATGTTGCTGTCTGTGAGCACATTGGCCACTTGATTTGATGTAGGCGCAAAAATACCTAAACCGGCATAGTAGGCATTGGCTGCAGCTCGATAAGCTGCAGGCACAGTTCTGGTAGGGTAACTACCGGTGTAGAATAACACATTGTTGTTGGGACTGTTGGCATTGGTACTGGCCAAATAGTCATTGAGAAAACTCTGGATTATACTTTGCGCATTGCCCGGATTTCGTGATCTTACTAAATCACCGGTGGAGATGGTCATGCTTATCTCCTGCCGCGACTGTTATGGCAGCTGGAGTGGCACTGAGCGTGACAAACTGTTATACTGACATTAGTGATGGGTCTATTATTGAAAGATTTTTTAAGACTGTTGAAATAGTTATTGATACCCCAGACCTCTCTATTGGTGGGATTGGCAGTGTTTTCATTTCCTGCATAGGTGGCATTGGCAATGCTACCATCAAATGTATCTGTGTCAGTGTGTCCGCGCGGAGTGGTAGGATTTACAAAGCTGGAGGAAAATTGTGCAGTTGAAAAACTTGCTTTGAAAGGTCCGTACACAGATGGTGGTGGTGCAATATCTCCAGTGGTGATTTTTGTAGCTCTACACCAGTTCACAGTTAAAAAATTCCTGGCCGATTGATACAGCACCGCAGTTGAACTGGGCAGTCCGTTGCCCGAATAGTGGCTGGCAAAAATAACATAATCTACACTGGGATCACTTGGATATGTTTTTTTAAAATCTCCGGGCACAGCATTGGCGGTGGCCCAGGCATTGCCTGTTGAAGAACCTGATCTTCCATTGCCGCCAAATACAGCAATCCATTGTGTATCACCTGTGGGATATTTTGCGGGCAATGTGCCCGAGGCAGGCCCCCAAGCAATGCCATCAGCAAAATTCACTGTGCTGTTGGCCACATAAGCTACACTGGTGCCGTTGCCCTGTGGGCCAGTGGCGCTGACGGCATCATAGCCAAAAGCGCTGATGAGATTAGAAGCATTGATAATGTATCCGGACTGTAATTGAGCCATAATACTATTTATACAAAATTTAAACTGGGACTATTTTAAACATTTTGGCGGGAATTTTGTAGGAATCTTGGGCTGTACCATACTTTAGTTCTCGCATGAGGCTCTTGGGCGCACCGCAAACGTCGCCTTGCCAGCTCAATTGATGACAATCTGATCCGCATTTGTCAAATACATCACAGTCATAACACAGGGTATTCCTGTGCGATTCGCAGGCTATGTTGTTTATGCGCTGCGGGTGGGTCAGGACATCTTGTATGCCCATGGAAATATGTCCAAAATTTTCTTCGGGCGCAGCATTGGGACAGCCACCTATTGTTCCATCCGCATTGATGGTAAAAAGTTTTTGTTCGCAATCTCTGCAGAAAGTTCCTGCTCCAGTAATGTTACGTTCGAACTTGCTGTAGATATTTTCCATGAACTCATTGGCAAACCACGATCTTGCATCGTATTGCTGTATCTGACGGTGCATTTTTAAAAACCATTGATCCTGATCTAGATTTCGGGGGAAAATATCTGGATGCTGTCTAGCATTGCCGTTGTTGGTCAAGCGTTCTAGATCCATTTCTTGAACACCTAAATCTCGCACCCAGCGCAGCAGTTCAATGGGTTCTATATTGATAGTATCCCGTGTGACGCTGATAAACAGTTTTATGGACACTCCTAGGCTCAGCAACCTTTCAACGTTTCTGCGCCACAATGATTCTTGTCTAACATTGGCAAATCTAATAGCCGGATCCCAACTGGTGCCTATGCGTCGACCCAATGGACCCAAGATGAAATCTTCAATGTCTTGATTTAGTTTAAAGGTTAGATTACTGGTGCAGCCAAATGAAGCAACATCAAAAGTATCACGCAATTGATCATATACACGGATCATATCTTGCACTGGGGCCAGAAATGGTTCGCCACCGTGGAATTCATAGTGCATGGTGTGCCCTGCGCCCACGTGCTGGTGGAAACGCTGGAAAAAATCAATCACGTGATCTGGATTCCAGAATATCTTACGCCCTTGGGTACCAGATGTAAAACAATGCCGGCAATTTAAATTACAGGTTTCAGTGGTCTTGAGATAACTTAGATAATTCATTGACAATCTATCAAGTAAGATTCTAAGCCAAAACTCAGCATGAGACTGTCTTCCTGGTTGACAGCTTCATGTGGTACATTGGCTGGAATCAACAGTGTATCACCTGCTGTGAGTGTGCGCCATTCTCCGTCCACAATCATATTTTTGGTGCCTTCAATCACTTCTAAAAATACTGGCATGGGATCTGAGTGTGAGCCAAAACTCTGCGAACCCGGAAAGGCTCTGTAAGCGTGACAAGTCACTGGCCCAACATGATCATACATGATTTTCAAACCAGCACATTTTATAGCCAACTCGCGAGAGTAGCGTTCTAGGCCTTCGAGTTTGATGGCATGACCATTGTAAAGTTTTGATAATTCAGCGTGATTGTGAACAAGATAGTGTCCACCATTTTTTATCACGCTGATCAAATTATGCCTATAAACAAACTCTCGGCCAATAAAGGCTTTGAATTCGTTTATGCTATTCATCGTTACAGTATAACAGCCTCAACCATTGCTTCAGTACCAGGTTCTGCATAAGCATTATGTAGTGCTATGGCAATCGGTACATCATTATTTCTGGCACATACACCAGGAACGTCACTGGGACCCAGTTTATCACCTTTATGGACCACGCCCGTGAATCTAACTGGCACGCGGCCGCGCAAGGCCACAGGAACACCGCCCACCAATGACATATTCATTAGATATGCAGGATTGGTCGATATCACTCCCAGGGGATGATCTTGATTGGTACACTCAGTAATTTCGGCATCTCCGCCTACGGTTACCAAGGTTCCAGCAACGTATTCTCTATCTGCTAGATAAAGTTCGGCCAAGTCAGCATAACGTGCATATGTAGCGATACCAATAAAATTGTTGGCTGTGATATTACCGCCACTGTCTCTCAGTGCAGTGGTATTTGCTGTGCCTAGTATGGTAGCAGGATATACTGTGCTACTAAAATATGTGCCCACAGCGTTGCCTACCGCACCATTGGCGTGTAACATTCCACCAATGGCTCCACGATATAGTCCAGTGTGATAACCACCTGTGCCTGTGATATAAAGATTGCTTACCGCAGCACCGTTGAAGCTGCTGTTAGAAACGGCACCATCGGCAAAGATATTACCAGTGGCGCGTAGATCTCCTAGGCTGCCACCAACGTTGGGATAATCGCTGGTTATATTCAAACTGCGATTGAGTACCCAGCGCTGGGCATCGTAGCCCGGACTGCCCGAACCCGAGGCTTGCACCACTCCTGTGAACTTCAATTGGTTACTTGCACCAACGTTGGCTGCATTGCCTAAAAGTATGCCAGCGCCAGTTAATCCAGTAATGATATTGGCAGTGACTGTGTTGTCCGACAATGTGATATCTTTGTCAGCAGTGGTAATGGTTTCTACGTTGGTTTCAACTGTGTTGCCCAGCACATAAAGATTACCCTGGATGCGCACATCTCTGTAAAAATCATACAGCACATTGGCTGTGAGATTGGTAAATGTCAGGATGTCGCCTACTCCACCGGGAACTGTGCTGGTGCCCCAGGTATGGATGATACCCACATTGCCGTTACCAAGATTGTTTGGAGGACGTCCAATGTATACAGCATTGTTGAAACTACCGGTGCCATTGGCACCCACGATTCGGATATTGCCTTCGCCTGTGGTAGTGTTACCGTCACCTACATAGATTCCGCCGTCGGATGGTATGGCTATGTCTGTGATGTTGGCTGCAGGCAAGTCGCCTAGCAAAGCGCCAGACAAGTTACCAAAAAATGTTTTGGCATATACCGCATTCAATGCTGTGCCAGTATTGGGATTCTGTCCCAGATTGACATTGCTGTATCCAGTGAATCCGTTGCCAAAACTTACAATGATGTCGCCACGTACAGCCAAGGCAGCGTTGCCAATAGCATTGTTAGATGCATCAAAGGCTGCTTCTTGTATGCCCAGGCCTTTGACATAGGGTTGATATTTGCTGCTGGGCTGTATCACACCATATATCTGTGTGTTGGTATTGCCCATGGTATTAAATATGGCAGAATTTCCAGCCACAGATGCGAGATAACTGGCTCCATAGGCTGTGATGCCTTGACTTGTGGTAATGCCGTTGCCAGCTATCTGTGTAAATGTTCCAGGATTAGCACTGTTGCCTACAGCAATATAATTTAACAATCCACCGTTATATGCGCCCAACTGCGTAATATTAGCCTGCACTCCATTAAGATTGCCATAGATGCCTTGTCCGCGTACATCCAGGAAGGATGTGCTGTTGTTGGCACCATTGCTGAATCTACCAACGTACATACTGTCAGTGATATCTGCAGTGTTACCATATAAATTGTTGACATCGATGCGGCCGTCGCCGGTGTTGGTTGTGAAGTTGCCTACGTTGGCATTGATCACAGCCACATTTACTGTGTCTTGACGTGTAAGCGGGCCAATGGCTTGCCAGCCCGGATTTCCAAATGTGGTTTTTGTAGTGTCTCCACTGTACACTATCAACTGCGCAATGTTGCTTGCGCTGTCAACATACATCCATTGATCACCCTTGGCAGGTGCGCTGGGCGCATTGGCCGAGCGTGCTGGCATGACTCCTTGCCAGGTAATGGCATTTCCAGTATATGTTGCTCCGTTGGGTATGTTGCCCTGTGTGGCGATTTTTAACTGTGTGTTGGTTAGATCATACCAAAGTTGTCCTGTCAATGCGTTGGTGGGACGATTGTTGGCTGTGGCTGCACCTGATTCCAGTAAGCGTATAAAATCCTGATCTACGAACTGTCCATAGTTGGCAAAGTCGCGACCAATCAGCGTCATGGTTGACGTTTGGTTAATGGTTCCATCCGCTATGTTAGCGAATATTGCACCTCGGGTTAGCGTAACTGAATAAGGCATTTCTTGCTCCGTTATTGATATTTATTTAGGCCGCGCTCAAGTTAGTCAGCGTCTGTATCCTAACTGTGTATTCTATCTGTATCTGTCGATTTAGACTTTTTTGCACGGGATGGAAAATCACGTGTGTTACCAAGCGCAGGGGAAGATCTTGCCCTTGCCAGGTTTTTAGTCCTATTTCGTCAAACACATACTCTCCATTAAAATTTGTGCTGTTATCAAAAGCCTGCTGATCACTGGGCTCACCGTAGTCCAACAAACAAGTTACCACGATATCTGTGTAGACTCTACCAGGTATGTGTACCACTGTGAGATAGTTGCGTAGTGGATCAGGATTGGCTGCTGAATTATCGTCTACTACTTTGGCATATGTTTGATTGTATAAATCAGCATTTTGATTCACTGTGTTAGGCGGCAAGTATGTGATCACGCCTGTTGCATCTACTGTGCTGCCACCGTTGCCAAAAGCCATTTCATAGATATATCCTGTGTTGCGATTGGCCAGGCTTTCTGCTAGACTGCGACTCATGTTCTCGTAGTGTATGGCATTCTTTTTGTCAACAAATACCTGTCCTGTTTTGGGATCCGAGATTTTGACAAATCCTTGTATCATCGCTGGAACGCTAGACAGCATTATCCTCTCCCCCGATAGTGCATCTGTTGATTTTTTGGATCAAAGATACGGATATGATCTTGTACCAAAATACCCAGATTTTCATCCACAGGTTTTGTGGGTTTCTGGGATTGTTGTTTGTTTTGTGGCTCTTGATTTTGCATTCTGTTATTTATCGCTATTTTATACGTCACCTTGCAGGAATCGACCTGCAACTGTGGGTTGATGCTGCAGTCTTATACCATCTCCTGTGGCATTGTACCAATTTTTGCTAGAGTCAATACCAACTACCACTGTTACCCCATTGGCTGGTGCTTCTGCCAGTGTAACTACAGCAGGCATCACACCCACTGAATAATAATCTGCGGCGATAGTGATTATAGCGTTGGCTGCGGGCGTTTGAGCAAATGCTACCTGAACTGGGTCGGTATCTATCACAGCATATGTGTCACTGATATGCACCCAAGAATTACCATTGGGTGGGGGATCTATCACTACATTGGGATGACTATTGCTCAACGAAATGCCGGTGGGTATTACCACTTGATTGTTGATCACCACTATAACATTGGCCACGTTGCTGACAGAAACATTATTGGCTATAAACACGTTGGTATAGTTATCGCCAAAGAATACATTGGCATTGGGTGTGGGCAGCAGTGCTCCGTTGATTGCTACCATGACTTGATCATAACGGTCAACTGCGATATTACCTATGTCGCTGCCAGAAACGTTGGAATCTGTGGCAGTAAATGTATTGACCACGCCGTCGGCTGTAATACTGGCCATACGCATGGCGATCTCTGTTCCTGCCACGGCCAATCTAACTTCTTGTTGGATATCAGCCATTATGGTAGCAGTGGCAAAAGTACGGGTGTTGCCATCTCCTGTGAACTGCTCAGCCGTTATGCGATCTCTATAGGCTATGGGAATGATGTTGGGTGTGGCAGCATCTACTACCGTACTGCCCACTTCGTGATCCTGTGCGGCAGTTCCACCGATGCCACGTATCAATCCCGATATGGTATTATTGCTATAGTCGATGTATCTGTAGGCCAAACGCTCCGATCCTACAAATGCTACTCCAATCTGATTCAGTGACAGTTGTGGCAATGATAACTTAGATGCGTCTTCTAGATAAATGATGTCATCGGTGAATTGTACCCTTACCGTAGTCTCTGTGACATTGAGTTCTGTCATACGGTACACAGCGGTGTTGTCATTCATGTCTTTCCAGACTTTGAAATCCAATTCATCGGGCACTGAATTCTGGCTGGAATCAAGAATTTGCACTACATCTGTGTCGGGCAGGCCGTTGGCCACGATACGCACAGCAGAGCCTTCGGCGACATAATCTTCGTTAAAGAATAATCTGTTGCCATTGAGCGTGGTCCATGGTCTGTAGCCGTTGGTCACGGGATCCTGCACAGGATAGACATTTTCGATCTGTGTGGGAGTAAATGTCACTGTTATATTAGATCTAGAAGAATACTGTGTGGTATCGATATAGACCTGACGTTGAGCATAATCTGTGCCTGTGACCAGTGTGTTGGTGCGTAGATAATTACCAGTTACCAGCATACCTGGTACGATTCTTGTAAAGTCAGGAACAAAGGACAAGGGATAGTACTCTGCTGTAAAGGTTGTGGCGATATAACTTTGCGTACCTATCTGCTGACTTCCTGCTGACTCGCCTACGCTGACAAACTGACTGGTGGTCTGATCATAGGCCACGCTGGTAATATTAGCGCTGGTCAAGGGTTGCATTTCTGTCCACGTAGAAGCGTTGTCGTAACCATTCCAAACCGTACCATTCTGTCCCACCAAGACAAATTTATTAGCACCATAAGCGACGGAATTCCAATTGATCATATCAGTGACAATGGTTACATTGCTGTTGACGCTGACATTACTGGTCATCAGTATGGTGACATTGGGATTGATAGCAGTCACGGCATAGTCTACTCCGCGTGTCAAAGCATTGCCGTTTAATAATACTGAAATTTCCTGTGTATCTGTGGCCAGCAGTGTAGAAGTTGTGGTTGTGAATGTGCGATTGTTGGCGTTAGACTGAATAAAAGATTCTGATCCTGATTCTGAGATCAATACAAAACTGTTGCCAAATGAATCAACACTGACTACAAGTGCGCCATTTTCCCCGCCTATCACTGTCTTGACTGTGCTGCCTGTGACAGCTACATTTACACAACGTAAATTTGAAGATGTGGGTACTAACATCCTTGACCATACCTGACCATCTGCAGATTTGTAGGCCTGCCCTGAATCGCCCACAGCGATAAATGCCATGGGACCCGAATTAGCACCTGTGTAAGTTATGTCTCTAAAGGTCGCAGTGCTACCTATGTCATACACCGTCCAAGTGTTGGCATCGGTACTGACCAAACTCTTGCCGTTGCTGCCTACTGCTACAAACTTTCCTAGTCCAAAGGTCACTGATTCGATATTTTCATCGGTGGTGGCATCTACACGCACAAAGTCGCTGCTGCTGCCAATACTGCGATATATGGTGCCGTTGTCTCCAACTAGCACGTAGGTATCTCTGGAACTTTGGTATCCATATTCGCTGTCATTCAAGGGCCATTCTTGATTATAGGCCTGCCAAGTGGCTACATTTGATGTACGTAGGATAGTACTACGGCTACCAACAGCACACCAATCTCCTACAGTATTGCCGCTGGCTATCACACCCCAGATATCCTGTGTAGTGCCATCGCTGGTTGCAGCCTGCTGCCAAGATCCATTGGCTCCCGATGTGCTGTAAGCAATCACACCACCTGCAGCCACGTAAGCATAATTACCACTGGCATAAGCGCCCTGAGCGATATTGGCAGTAGTTCCGCTAGTTATCTGTTGCCAGCCCTGTGCCACGTCGTTGCTGAGGTAAAGATTGCCGCCTAAGCCGCCGGCTAAAAATACATTGGCGTTGCCGATGCTGCTGCCAAACACTGTGTTCAACGTTACCGCCGCATTGGGTGCAACATTGCCTTCAAACCATGTGATATTATCATCACTGTAAATGGTAGTGCTTTGGTCGCCTACTGCCAACCAATAGTTGCCTATATAGTTAACATCATTTAAATTTTCAGTGGTTATATCCACGATAGATGCAGTGACTTCAGCTACAGCACCACCGGCTGTTGGCGGATAACTGACAGAAACGTTAGGAGCAAATTCATATCCCGATCCACGCTCTGTGATTATGATGCCGGTTACCCCAGCATCGTAGTATTCACCAAATACCGCTGCAGCATTTCTACCGTTATCTCTGGCAGCAAATGTTGTAAACGGATCAACTTGATAGTAAAGGGGCGGAAATACGCCAATACTGCTATTACCTGTATAAATTGTCGTGACGTTTCCGATATACACCTGATTGTTGCTATTGTCGGTAAACTCTATGTTCATACCAATCTGCAGTTCTGCTATGCTGTCCAGAACTATGTAACTCTGATAGACGTTACCTGTGGTAAGACTATTGCTGTATCCTGCCACTGTATAAGGAGTAAACGATACTGTAGGACTATTGTTAGCAGCTGATGTCAAATCGTAGGAACTATAGTTGACGCCATAGCTAGTCATCTGCAAGAGATTTAAATTGCCAGTGACTGCTGCGATAGCAGTGGCCGAAATAGACGGTACATCGTTGCCCACAGGTGTTATAGTCACTTGTATGTCGTTGAATACAGTACTATATCCTGTGCCGCCTGAAAGCAGTGTGATAGAAGTAATATTGCCATTGGCGTTTAGTGTGGCCACCGCATTGGCTCCGGTACCACCTATGCTGTCGGTGAATCCAATTATGGGAGCAGTATTATAACCAGTGCCGCCGTTGACCAATCCAATATAGGTCACAGGGCCTGTCAAAGTAAGATATGCATTGGCTGTGGCTCCCGATGGTACATTACCCGAGAACGTGGTGATGTTTGACTGAGAGATTACTACGTTGGGAGGACGTCCATACAACACACCGGTGTTGGCGATGTCGATACGACCTACTCCACCTTCGATAGCAGGAAAACCCAAAGTGGTAATACCTGTTCCGTTGAAAGGTCCTTGGAATTGTACTGTGGGCGGTGCTACATAACTGTTGCCCGGATTAACAACAGTGGTAGCAGACACATATCCAAAGAATCTACGTACCCAGACACTGCCATCGGAACTGGCCAGCATCATAGCATTTTCACCTGCCGCGATAAATTCAGCGCCGTCATAACTAACAGAACTTAAATTTTCAACAGTACCACTGGTTTCCTGTGTCCAATTCAGTGCATCGGCGCTGGCGAATATCACGCCACTGTCACCAACAATCACAAACTTTCCTGCGCCATAAGCCACAGCGCGGAAAGCATAAGTGTTCAAGGGCAGGGCGAAACCTTCCTGTGTCCAATTTACGCCATCACTACTACGCAGAATATTGCTTTCTAGACCCACCGCTATATAGTATCCTGTTCCACCTATATTACCATAGGCCACACTACGCAATGGCAACAGTGCCACGGGATCAATGTTGGTCCACTGGCTAGCATTGTTACTCATAAGGATATTATTGTTATCGCCCAGTGCCAAGATGTTTGGACCAGTGCTGAGACCATATAGTGTGTTGTTCAAATAGGGAGCAGTGATGTTACTGTACTGTCTTGTCCATATCTGTCCATTACCTGGCAAGGCTCGATCTACTGCCACTGCCCAGTTGGTCTGCAGATCTCTGTTCTTGAACTCTCTGACTTGTTCTACTGCAGTTCCATAGGGTATACCTGCGCCGGACACCAAGTCGCCCACATTGATATATTGTCCATCTAATACTATCAAGACGTTGCCATAACTCAACATTTCTGAAGGTATGGCAGTGTTAGCCGAGTTGCTGGTGCCGTTGGGGTAAGGATTGAGATTGCCTATGTCAATGCCCGAACCATAGGCTGCGTAGTCAAACCACAGACCCTGGCTATTCCAGATACCGGCGGTATCAGTGCCCACTGTAATAAAGTTATTGCCGGCAGCCCAACGACCGTTGGTGCTGATAGACAATTCAGGAGTCACTGGAATAATGGTCTGTCCCAGAGATACTGTGTTGAGGAAATTCTGTTCAGCGGTTTCTTGCCAAGTTGTCAAGCCAATATTGGAACTGGCTGCAGGCAATGCCGAGGAATAGATATGAAGATTACTGCCACCAACATCAAAGAAATATTCAGCAGCAGCCCAGACCGCAATCACTATCCTTGTGCCTGCAGCAGGAGCATCACCGAATACAATATCATAAGTGTCAGTGATCTCTTGATATCCGCTAGTCCAGATACTAGTAGTCACTGCCTCATTGTCGAGATACACTATGACGTCGTCTGAAACTATAGCGTTGGGGGCTACGTCTCTTTGCCATCCTGCAGCAAATGTAGTTTGTGTGCCATCGGCCGTGTATTCTACACAGTGCGGGCCACGCAGTCTGCTGCCTTCTAATTCTACTATAGCCGCTATGGGATTGGTTCCAGTCAATGAGTTGGTCACAGCAAACACGTTTGCACTGCTGCTGCCTGTATAGTATTCTACCACAGGTAGACTGTAACTATAGTTGGTGCTTTGATATCTTTCGCCTATCACTGTGTAATCGACTCTGCTGTTGGCTGCAACAGCGTTGGCAAAATTAATTCTAGTAATAGGATAGATGTCATTGTCATCGGGCAATGGTTCTTCGGGACGGTAAGCAGCAATGGTATAATCTGTGCCCTGTGTCAAAGCTTGCCCATTCACAAACACTGGCAAGGACCATACCTGTGTGTACTGCACTGGTACATCTATGTTGCCGTTGGCGCCGACACCATCCACATAAACTTCGCTGGAGCGCAATATCTGATTGCCGCCGCCCAGTCCCACTGCGATGATCATTATCTGCTCGTTGACAGTGGGCGCAGTGGTCAATTCAATGTTTTGCAGTTGCCAGTCAATGACATAATCAACTGATTCCTGCAGGCGGAGTTTTTCTCCTGTGCCTGATTTTTTGAACACCAGTACCTGTTCGGGGAATTTAATCAACAGTTGGAAACTGTAGGTATCAGTGACTCCATCTCCTGCAACGATCCTGCCATTCAGTGGGCTGGAAAATCCTGCGCCTGTGTTGTCTTGGCCAGGTATGGTATACACTGTCAAGTCTAAAGTGTCAAACACCGCACCGGGTACCAGTTCCTCTGGAGCGTGGCTGCTGTAGGTATCTACATAGGCACCACCATACACATTGACATCCCAGGCATTCAACGCAGGTATGATTCCAGTGCTGCTGTCCAAGGGATATGCGCCGCCGTTGATTATGGTTTGTAGTCTTCCGCTATCGGATTCAAAAGGATCAGTGCTCCAAGGACCTGTGTCCCAGGTACCCAAGTATCTGCGATCAGTGATCACACCAGGATAGGTCAATCCAGTGATCAGTTGATCCAGGATCAGTCCTGGCTGTCCAGGTGCGCCAGTATAGTAACCGTAGGTGCGATCTACTCCTTCAAGGTCGCCTGGAGGAACTGTTGTCCAGTGATTAAAATCAAACTGTGTGTTTTGATTATAGTCAAATCTGCTGCGATAAACCACTCCAGAAAATTTAGTCAGTTCGCCTTCACGATACACAAATCCCGGAATCCACTCTGTGAAACTGGGTCGCAGATTCATACGATTGTAAATCAAGGATGTGTCAAAACTGCGCACTGGTCCGGAACTGGTCACTGGATAGGCAGTGGCCTGCGTGCCCGAATCTTGATCAGGCGCAGCGATGGTTATCGTGGGCTGTGAAAGATATCTGCCACCGAGATAATTTATCAATATGTTTGAGATGCTGCCATTGCCGTTTAGGATAGCAGTGGCCCTGGCAGAATCTGCTGTGGTTCCGTTGATGGTCACAGCAGGAGGTACTGTATATCCACTGCCTGGATTGGTTACCATGATGTCTACTAGATACAGGCCATAGTTGTTGTACCAGTTGCGATAAGGCAGGGTGGCCCAGATTGGATTGATTTCAATGGTGCCTACTGCGGTGGTAGTTTCGTATTGGCCAGTGATACTGTAGGTAGATTGGCCCAAAGAGTTGTATCCAATAAAGGAAACTACCTGCGTCCTTGGAGAGATAATACTGCCCACAAGATTAGCACCAATATAAATTGATCCTTTTAACATTTCCGTCACAGTCAGCACAGTGACACCACTACCTCCCGATGCTGTGATATAGCCTTCGAACTGAGCATAAGGACCAACACCGTAGATGCCATACTTGTCATAGTTCACATAGTCAGGATCATTTTCCAATATGGGACTGATGTAAATGCCGTCAGCGGCATTGTAGGTTGCAGGTACATCAAAGTCTGTGATATCACCAGGATACACATCTGCCACAGTAGCGTAAACCAAACTAAAGTCTTTGATAAACACGTGATAAGGTTTGACTTCTTCTATGTAACCATACACAAAATCTTTGTTGTCTCGCTTGAATGTCCTGTAGGGCAATAACTTGCGTACAGGATGCGTAATATCGATCAGGGAAGTTTTGTAAAGCCAATTACAATCAATCTGCTCACCTAGTATAAAGTTAAACATCAGACTCATCAGTTGATTGCGCAGGATCAGTCTGGAGCCTGTAAGTATCTCAAAGTTAATACTATCCACAATGTATCTAGTTTCCAACTTGGGATCTAATTCTGGGTCTCTCAGTTGGGAATAGTCATAGATCTCATTACTGATTTGTATAGTACCATTTTCTAAGCCTACCCTAGTAAATTCTGTTACTGTTACCCACTCCAGTGTCACGGGATCTCTGTAACTGTCTATCACTTTGTTCTGATACAGTTCAAATCCAATGGGATTATTTCTAGTGACTCTAACTACACCGTTGTCTGGCAAAGGTATCAGTTCTGCTTGGCTGAGATAATCTACTGTGAACAAAGGCCTTTGCAAAGGATCAAATCCTTCGGCATACCAGTTCACATATGACCAATATGCCGGAGTGTTGTATGTCTGCACACGGATCACTGTGGTTGTAGGAGTACCTGTAGAATCCAATGACACCTGATGTATGGTCCAGAAATTGTTATAACGATTGTCAAGGTCTACCAAATAACGATAGCCCACAGGAACCAACGAGAGATTCTGATATCCCAGCTCAGTCAAGTTGGCCACTTGCACATTCCACCACAGCTGTCCGTTGGCATCAGTTTGACCGTACTCGGGAGCCAATTCCTTAGAATCCAATAGTTCCATATTGGAATCTTCCACAAACGGGAAGGTCAACAATATTTCATTGGCAGTGGTAATGTAGTTTTTCAGTGCCAGGAATCTGTCACGGAACATACTTTGTCTAGGATTAAAGTTTATACCATACAGCATACCAGGAGGTAAGTTAGGATCTGGTACTGTGTTACCCAGCGCGTCTATGCCTGACAGACTGTCCACAAACTTGGCATAGGTGGTATCGTCCATGAACTGTCTGGGATTATCCTGTTGGATTAAATCATATTCCACGTGTATGTTGTTGTCTTGTGGAACCGTATCATAGGAGATATGTAAAACATTTTCTTGGGCTACGAAATCGTTACCGCTGTTATAAATGGCCACAGTGCTGGGATTTATGGGTGCTAGATAACTTATGCCCGAACTTCTTGGATTAAAGATGTATTGAGCAATGGCAGCACAACTAAGAGTCTTGTTGGTGTAAGGTGGCACGCCTTCCAGGCCCGACACCCAGAAATAATACTTGGTAGCCACGCTATTGGTATCGGTAATGATCTGGTAGGCCGAATAACTGGTTAAACTGCGTGGTGTCCCGGGTCCTGTATAATCTGCCGGCGGTACATCGCTTTCAATCCATTGATATATGTCGATGCTGCTGCCGGGGAAGGTGCTACCCCAAATTTTGGCAGCCTGGTTAATGTCTTGCAAGTGGTACTCTAGGAAACGCACACTGTTGATATCCCACCAGATGTATCCATATTGCGATTCGCCCCAATTTACACCAAAGTTATTGATGTCGCCTACATTATAACCCGCCGGATCAGTGGCACTGATAAGATCGATATTCTGTTGTGCCGCTCCCAAGATCCTGCCTTGTATGGGATCAATGAAATCGAGATAGTTCAAAGTGATCTTAGATTGTTTATTGAATATGGTTACTTCGTTCAGCAGATGTATGTCTACTTCGTTGGGCTGCTGTCTTAGATTCTTCCATCCTGTGCGGCGACCCGAAAATACCAGTGTACGACCTTGCATGACATTGTCAACTTGATATCCCGGAGAACCCACAATGATATTGTCGCCTAATATGCTCACAGCATAGCCAAAATTTTGTCCTGCGCGAACCAAGTAGTCCACCAACTGTTGATCCCATACTAGTTTGCTGGGATTATCCTTGCTGGCATTGGCACTGACCAACAGATCATAAACATCTACCGATCCTGATTTGGCATAAAGATCATCAAATCTCGTTGTACGGCCGTCAAATGTTGTGGTATCTAGATCAAAGGTTGTCTCGGCAGCAGCAGTACCGAACTCACTGCTGATCACTGTTTGATTGGTAATCCAGTCTTGATCTATGCGGAAGCCGAATCTACTGCCGTATGCAGGATAACTCCCGCCTATGATCTGCGCTCCAGCACCGTAATAAGGAGACAATCCCAACTGATACATGGCCCCAGAGGTGTAAGTTGTTTCCGTTCCAGGCAGCACACTTAATAATTCATTGGGAATAGCAGCATTGGCATTTATTACCGACAGTTGTAGTTTTCCTGCAGCATTAGCGGCCTGCAGATTGGATATGCCTTGATTGTTAATTACATTTACAACTCCATCAAGGCTTCCATCAAATGCAGTGCCTTGGCTGGTACTGGCATTGTATGCTGGCGTTAATCCCGTGGTGTCAATGTATCGTAGGACCTGACCTCCACTAGCATAGTTGCCCCATCCTGTGCCATCAATGAATATGCCCACGGTACCACCGGGTCCAGTGTTGCCTATAGGCGATACTGGAAATATCAATGCTGGATCTGTATAAAGAACGAAACTGTTATAGGTGCTGCCTGATCCGTGATTGTATACTCCTATGTTGCCAGCATAGACCACTGTGTTGTTGATGGCAGCAGAATTGCTTTCCAATACCACTGCGGTACCTCTCGTGATATTTGGATTGGTGGAAGTCAGCACCAGGGTCTGTGCCACATTACCTTCAGTGGCCGACAAGATGTCAAATATACCAACGCCGCGGAACAGTTCCATCTGTGTAGTGCTATTGCCGTTGGCTTTTCTAGCCAGCCAATAAGGATTGGCAGTGGTATTGTTGACATTGGCTATGCCCTGCACTTGGGAAATTTCCACTGGATTGAACACCTGTATAGCCAGACCCAGATCGATATTGGCTGCTACATTACTGGTGACCACTACTTTGCTGCTGGCTGTGACATTGCTAATAGTACCATAATCAAAAATGTTAAATGTAGTCGAACCCGTGACACGTACATAGTATGGTTTGTTATTGAGATTGAGAACGCCGCCATTTAGACCGTTGATGACAACTGTTTCGCCGTTGTAAAATCCATGCGGAGACGATGTTGTGATGCTACAGACATTGGATAATGAAACCGATGTTATATTTGCAGCATCAAATTCTACATAATAGTTGTCGAGTCTTAGACTAGAGCCTGCTGTGACAACCGGATTAACTGTGGTCCCTGTGATGCTGCCATAAATTGCTGTTTGATTTTCGATCCTGGCTGCAAAACCTGCACCCAATACCGAAGTATTGCCGTTGGGCGCGCCTACCAAGATTGCAGATCCGCTGGAATTAAAACTTACTGCTGTGCCAAATTCGCTGCCGCTGGCATTAGACTGCGGATTGGTAACGATCTGGATAGTAGACAGTTTGTTGTAACTGATATCTACAATATCTCCCACAGAATCAATCACGCCTTCGTTGAATCTCACAGCAGTATTGCCTGTGTAATCCGTGCCCGATACCGGTTCATAAACATAACTTCCAATGGTCATGCCTGTGTCAGGATATAATAATTGACCGTTGAGATAAACCTGCGGCTGACCAAGAATGGGAGAAGGAGTAGAGTACAGTCTAGTGCTGACATTACTGACCATGTGAGACACAGTGCCCCGGTCATAAACATAGGCCACACCGTCGGCATCTATGTCAATATTACTAGTGTTTGCATCTGCATCGCCCACCGCCAGCACTGAACCATCATTGTCAGTAGCGCAACTGATACCAAAAGACAGTCCTGCATGGTTGACAACATCTGTGACAGCGGTAAAATAATCTTGAGCCAAGTAAGTTACTGCCTGGGATGACGTAGCAGGCGGCGTAAAGTTAAAAACTATCTGACGATTAACATAATCATAGATGTAATCTCCGTCTACGGCTGGAGAATTATTAAATCTCATGAGTTCGCCGTTGTAGTAAACTCCCACTGATTCGGGATCAGGAGTTGCGCCTGCCAGCATATCAATGGGGAACGATCTAGTGATACCATTGGGTTTCAATGGATTGGCACCAAATCCCCAATATGCTGAATCAGGATCTGTGCCCCAGCGAGACACATATATCATGTTGGTAAACGTGATATCTACATTGGTACCCGTGAGCGTGATAGCCCGATCAATGGTCACTGCATTATTGGTGGTATCAATGGATACAACTTTGCTGCCCACTGCTATACCCATGCCAGAAACTTGTTGTCCCGCAGCCAATCCATTGATGCTGGTAACTGTAAACACAGTTGAACCCGAAGTAATACTATCTACTGCTTGAATCACAGGAGCTGCCGGTGGTACACGGAAACTGATACGTGTGGCATTGGCTGTGTAATCTTGATTGTAGGCCTGTACTGTGCTGTTTAGAGTCACAGACCACTGTGATCCACGATCAACCAGTACTTTATCGTCGGTTGGGAAAATAAACTGTACACCGTCACAGGTAAATTCAGTGGCTTGTTCCTGGAATCTATTACGCTGATATGCCTGTACTTTTTTATCAACCGGGTTGCTCACATAAAGCCAGTATGCATCTTGGCTGAATTTTATGTCGCCGGAGAATTTGCCATCTACGCCAGTGCTGCCGCCAGGCAATAACTGCCGTGGTTCAAATCCACGATCAGTTTTCTGCATGATCACAACACGGAAATCAGTGTTGAAACCAGGCACAGTACCTAGTCCTACACTAAACGCAGCCCAAATATTGCCAGCAGCATCGCCCACACGTCCAAAATCACTGTAGTTGGTCCAAACAGAAGGCACAGCCACAGGAGACTCGGCAGTGTAAACATTGCCATCGAGATAGTAGGGTATGACCACTCCTGTGGTATAACTGCCTGGAGCACCTATCAATATGTTGGCATTATCGCTGGTTTGGCACACTGCTGAACCAAATAATTCTGTGCCAGCATATTCGTAATCTTTGATATCAGTATAAGGCGTTTGTTTTTCTAAAGTTTGCCAGCGGCCTGATCCATTGTTATCTACCCATACCTTGTTGGTCTTGGTCAAGTCAAACAATATAGGTAAATCGGCAATGTCGCTGGGCTGTGCCACGTGTACTGAAGACAGTTCAAAAACCACGCCTTCGCCCACAAGTGTGGTCACGCCGTCGGGCAATTGGCTGTCTATCAACACTGTGCTGGTACTAGGAACGCTGTTGACTCTGAACGCGCCCTGTAAATCTACATTGAATTCTTTGATGATTATGGTCTGATCTGCAGTAAGTCCGTGATTGCCAGAGAATATAAGTAGAGTCTGGCCATCCAGATTGTCTTGTGCCAAGACCAGTGTGTTGACTAGATTCTGGCATTTGTATACGTCCCAGTCCGATTGATTGATCTTGGCCACCCATACTTCTGCAAGATTGGTGACTTTGTCTAATTCAGCACTTAGACTGTTGAGGTCGTCGATGCTGAACAACTGTATTTCAACATCGCGGCTGTCAACATATCCTGCCGTGGGCAAAAACTTGTCAGGGTATGTCTGTTGTAATTGTGGCAGTATCTGTGTGGTATTCACCGGCTGACTGACTGCATACAAGTCTGTGATCAATGTGGCTTGATCGGCTTCTGTGGATTCGCCCAGGACCACAAACTGGCTGGTACTGGGATTGCCGGTAAGTTTGGTAGCATCTAATGTAAAATCAACAAAGGCGTTGGTAGCCGTGGCACCATAAGTGGCACGCTGTATAGCCCAGTTTTCGTAAACATCGTAACTGAGATCATCGCCATTGACCACTGCCTGATCGTAAAAATAAAGACTGCGCGGTGTGCCTTTGGTACCGATAAAATCTTGATAGGCATTCATTTGACTCACAGTATCAAGTTCGATACTGGCCATGTATTCTCTCGGGCGGAATCCTGTGAGTCCAAATCCCAAAAGTTCTGAATCGGCGTCTAAGTTATCAGCGTGCTGATCGTAAAACTGTGTGCTTTGTATGGCCTTGAGGGCAAGGTTGGGCAGCATACCTTCTTGGTCTGGACGATAAACTATTTTGTTCCAAAGATTGTAATCAAATGTATCCGCAGGATCCACAGTGACATTGGCCTGATAATAAAAATTTTTGAACTTGACCACTTGGCCTTTGGCATACTTTAGGCCCGAATCCCATTCGGTCACGCTGGGCAAGTTTATGATAAAGCCGGGTGCATCCATGGTGCCATCCCATTCGGCCGACTTGATACCTTGATATATCAAGCGCCCCTGGCGCAGTCCTGTCAATGGCTGATAAATGATATCATCAAAGTCTGTGACGTTGTCAACGATGATGATATGTTCATAGTTGGTGAGTTTGAGATTAACATATCCAACAGTGTTTTCATTCAGCGCAGTGAGTTCAAACAAGTTGCCATCTCTGTACACGCTGTAGTCTCGCAAACGCAGGGCTTGCTTGTTTTGATTGACCAGAATGTCTTCGCGTTTGGATTCCAGTAGATTCACTACCACTGCATTCTGTTTATAAAATTCTAATTTGGCGCTGCTGGGATTGAGCTGTATCAGTGCGCCTACGGCCCATCCTTGATTGTACCAGTACACAAATTCCTGTGCCATCTGCTCCCAGTTCAGCAACACGGTATTTTCTAGTGTGTTATAAGCGAATCCCGATGTGTTCAAGAATTTGCCATAACTCAACAAGAAGTCTACCACTGCGTTAACACTGCGAAAGATATAACCATAGGGAATCAAGACCACTGTGTCTGAAAAATCTTTTTGCATACGTATGGTAGTATTACCAATGTTCAGTGTGGTATAGTTGTTGTTGATGATGCTGGGCAGGATTTGAAAATACGGATTGGCTATGCTGTTGCCGTACACAGCCCAACCCGATTCGGTGCGTTCAATGGTCACTGCCGAATAGTTGATGCTGTCAAACACTTCATTGCGATACAAAAGTATGTTGTAGTTTTCGTCAGGAATCAGCAGACTGCGATTGTAAGTGGCCGGACTTGTGCGATCACTCAGCAACTGCAGATATCTTTTGTCAGTGAAACCTGCCACACGATAGGCCAATCGTATGTCTAGATTGTTGATCCTGGCTTCAAGATTGGCAGTACCGGGCAATCCATAACTCTTGTTGTAGTCAATAATGAAATTAACATAAGAATTAACTGCTGTGCCCTCGCCATAGATCTGTAAATCATTTGATGTCAGTCTTTGGCGACCGTTGTAGAGCCATTGATCAAATTCAGTGTTGAATTTATATTGATCCCGATCAATGTAATAGTTTAGATACTGAGCTGGCTTTAATAAAAACAAAAGTCTTTGTATGGCAAACGGCCAAGCAGAGGATTTGCGCCACGCTGTTTCTGCAGGCGATCCGCCACCAATGCTCCAATTGGCCTGATAAGTGGCTGGGTTGTAGTCTGCGACGATGGTGGTAAAAGGCAACAACAGATTGCCCTGCGCATCCACAGGCAAGATGTCTAACAGGCCAGGACGTGCATAAACTGTGTCAATCCTGTCATTGCCTGGCTCGCGGATGCGGCCCGCGGCAATGTCTTCCCACATATAGAGATTACCTGAGGTATAAGGTGCTGGTCCATATTCAGCGTCCCACCATAGGGGCTTGTTGCTGAAACCCAGCATCTGCCAAGGAAAGTTCTGTGGCTCATCGGTGTCGTAAAACAACCAATAGATCTGGCGCCAGTAACCAGGCATGGGAATAGCATCACCGGCGTCCAGTCCTTGGGGATACGTGATTTTAGCACCAGTCTGGCTGTAGTTCCAGGTTTTTTCGTTGGTGACCAAGAAATCTTGTTGCTTGTAGTCCACACGATTGCTGCCTAACCAGCGTACAAATTCATTGTTCAATATAGTCTGGCTATTGATATTGTCTGCTGTGACACCACGAAAGGCGCCAGGCAAAAATTCATTGTAGTCTAGCGGATAGTCGGCGGTGCCCTTGATGTTGCTGTAGATACGTGTTTCGAATTCTAATAGTACCTGATCCCTGTAGTCGCCAAACGCAGGCGTGATTGAGCCGTCGTGTCCACGTATCACAGTGGTGGGAGTGGTATAGGTAGTGTCTACATATATCTCTGGAAAGTATGCAGGAAACAGTCTCAGACTGCTGGGAGTGGCAGGAACAAAGTTGCCATAGGTCTGTTGATATTCACGTATGACCACGATATCTTCGTCGGCCAGCACACTGGGTACCAGAGTCACAGTATTGGTCACAGTATCAACTACATAATCTCTGTCCCGGCACAGTATCACATCATTCACATACACATTCAAACCTTGATAATTGGCTTCGCTGTAATTATATGTGTAAATGAGATCAAAACTGGTGCTGCTTTCTTCGTACCAGGTATATGTGGTGCTTTCAAAAATACCTGCTGTAATACAATCACTCCAGTAAAAAGGATTATCGCTGGAACGATTGGACTTTAAGGCATCAATGGCCGAGTCTAATATTTCTGCTGTGGTTTCATTGATAAATTCGTTTTTCCAAACGTAATCTAAAACAAGATCTTTATATCGTTGGTACTCCACAGCACTGTAATACAATGCGCTGGATATAGAATAATCCTGCTCGCGCAAGAATACTGCTGGTATGGCCAATGCAGCCGAGTGTTGTATAAGGTCGATGCCATAAGGCACTAGGTTGCCTAAATCGCGGCTGTTGTTGGCAGCCAGAACCTGACCTTCAAAGCCTTGTATATTTTGACAAATGCCTATATAATGATCTCGCAATGTGCCCAAGGTGCATTCTGTGACATCTTGATTGAGAGCATTTACTGTCAAATTAGTGGGCACTGAAAAATATCCTGTGCTGCTGGTCTGAGCGCTCAATGCTGCCACTACCACCAGACTGGTGGGCTCGGGATCAACTGCAAAAGTTATTTCGGTTTGTACGCCTGTACCGGCTCCGGATTGTGCATTTGGGTAAACTTCTAAATTACTGCCATCCAAGATTCTATAGGTATATGTTCCTGGATCCTGCAGCACATCATTGACTGATATGCGCACGATGTTGGTGATGCTGGGATATTGATCTTGCTCCAGTACTGCAACATCTATCTTGATGCTGCCTTCGGTATAATCAAATTCAAAAATTTGCGGCTGCTGGCTCAGCAAAGGAACATTGGTAGTATTAGGTGTAAGGCTGGCAGTTTGATAACCTATCAATCTATCATAATTCACACGATCAGTATATTGATGTACAAATCCGGTGCGCAGTCCCACTAGATCTACAGTGAGATTATTGAGATAGGTAAACGAATCTCTGTAGAAATTAAAGAAAAATAGTATGTCTCCCACATTGTTGACGCCGCTGTACTGCAGTGGAAATTTCAACACAGCGTCGGCCACTCCGGTGCCAACTGCATAACTGAACAGCGGAGATCCCACAAAGTTGGTGTCGGGATACACTGTGGCGTTGCTGAAACTGGTTCCGTCTTGATCAAAAACATCAAACAATGGTGCTTGATTGGGATGGGTCTTTTGCTGTGTCTGTTGGATGGTGCTCCACTCACCGTTGCTGTAGTAAAAACTATAGCCCTGCTGGCTCTCACCCAAGGTACACACTGTGACCGATCCTTCGGCAGCCACTTGGCCTTCAATGGCTTCAAGATACAGTAGGCTTTGTCCACCCGGCACAGGAGTGATCTGCTGTACCAGATATACTTGCCGTGCGACTTCGGGATTTTCGTCCGCAGCAAAAATAACTTTCATTCCTGCAAACAACTCAATGCCGTCAATGGTAAAACTGGGCTGACCTGCCACTTGTGTAAAAGCATTGGTCACTGAGTAGTCTATCAAACTGATGGGCTCCAGTCCTTGGGTACCAAAGCGTATGAGTTTGATGTCAGGACGGAATTCCAAGATAGGACGCTTGCCGCGGAAGTTGTCGTCGATCACTGCCACGGTGCCGTTGATTTCGGCAGAATAAGTCAGCACATCCACGTGGAACCAACGGTTGCTCCTGGTCCAAGGATTTAGATCTCGGCTGGCGCGATTGATGGTCACATAGTCTATGTCGGATCCAGGAACCAGTCTTGCTCCGTCCCACAGTGTGGTATCCCAAGGATAAACGTCCCAAGGAATAGGCTCACGTTGAACTGTGGCAGGATAATTGTAAATTTCAGGAATAACAAAATCATCCACTGGCAGCAATTTAATACCCCCAGCAGTGCCCACACCTTCTACATAAAAATCTCGATTCCTATAAAACGCAGGAGTGATATTGCCAACAAATTGGATACGCATACCATTGCTGAATGAGATTGTTTTGTTCCAGGTGGCAGGACTGACCAGCCGCACATTGTCAGTGGTATAGGTCTGCTTGCCTACAATTTGCTGTTCAACATTAAAAGACTGCAGTGTGGCAGGGGCAGTTAATCTTACAGTTTCGGGTCCTTGGAACTGCCAGTAATATTGATTGTAGTTGACTGACTTGTCCCAGTCGATGAAAAAATCCACAGCATAATATTCTTGCTCAAACAGTTCGTCAGGACGTGTGATAGGACCGTTTATTTTTTTCAGCGCATCAAGATATCCGGGATAGGTCAGTGCATCGATAACACGCCGGCTGCCGTCTTCCAAGAATATGGTGGCAGGTTCCAACTGATAGTCTCTGCGTGTTTTGTCTGGTTCAACGATGTAACGATCTTCGGTGGTCACACCTGGACCAAACTTCTGTCCTATAAAACCCTGCGCACGCTCATAGCGCGGCTCTTGTACCAATTGATCCAAGGTGGCGTGTAGCACCTGTTTGTTGGTGGGTGTGCGGAATATTTCAGGTAAAAAATCTACTGTGCGTGCCATGCTTAGTAACTAACCGTGGTTTGAATACGTAACTCAGATGGTGTCAGTGCTGCGATAATCTCCACGTCATTGACTGTGGTGGCATTGACAAATATCTCTGTGGGGGCAGAACGTATTTCATACAAATTACCAAAGGCCTTGTTGGGATCCTGTGGTACCAATACCACAGACGAAATCAGCGTGCCCAGGGTATCGTGTAAATAGGCCGACAACTCAGAAGCATAAAAAGTTTGACCAAAGTTCCAGTTGTCTATGTCAAAATAGGTATTGAGGCTGGCCACCACAGCAGACTTGACTTCTTGATCTGATGCAGTGGTGTTGGAATTTTTCACCACTTTGAACAGAGCTCTGAGTTCAGGATCGGCCTTGGCGCCAAACAAAGGTTTAAAGGTCACAGAATTCAACACTATGTTGTCACTGAGCATTTTGTATTCATTGAGTCCTTGATATGCCTGTCCTAATTCACTCATGGTAGGCACAGCGGGTTTAGGCACAGTGTTGGTAGTGTCTGTGATCCAGTTGCGATATTCATTGTAGTAACTGTTTGTGACCACATAGATATCAATGATATTGCTGGTACCGGGATCTATCCTGCGTGTGTTGGGACTGTTATGCCGATACTGGAAATACAAGCCCGCACGCCCAACTTTGTATTGGAAATCACTTCTGGCAGTAAGGCTGCGTCCACCATAGACATCTACTTTCAATTCCCAAAAAGTCTTGTCTTGATAGGCAAAAAATAACTGTCCAGCCGGATATGCTGCCATCTGTGCTTCAATGGCTTCTTTGGTTGCATACACCTTGTTCATTACATATTCGGGTATCAAGAGATATCTTTCTAGATCATCAAAATCTAGTGTTCTCTGCAGGAAAACATATTTGCTGTCGGGATCCACATCAGGTGCTACCACTATATTAAACACGTCAGGATCATCCGCAACTGTGTCTTGATCATAGTCGCCAAATGATACTTCTACGCCAAAGTCGTTGACGTAGCCATCGCTTTCGGTCTGCTGACCAATGATATCTAATATCACATCTTCTAATAGACTGGCACTGTACGGTGGTGTGGCGTTGGCATCGGGATTGCTGCGTAGCACACTGATGTAGTCATTGACTATGCTGCCTTTTTTGACATCAAATATACGTCCTGCAGAATCAAAAAAGAATCTACACTGGCTCACCGATCCAAAGATATATGTGAGATTGCGATAAGTCACAGTATAGTTGACACCGTCGGTGATGAATTGAAACATCCAAGCAGCGTCGCTGTTGGTATTGCTGAGATCTTTTGCTGTGGATATGTTAAAGGCAGCATCTACGTCAAGATTGGTGTTGCTGATAAAATACCATTCGCCAGCAACATTGTCATAGCCTAGACCAAAGTTTCTATAGATCAGAATATTTTGCACCATGAGATTGGTCAATTCAGTGCCGAACGTGTTGACAAACACAGGAATAACTTGAGTAGGTATAGCGCCCTGTGGTACGAAATTGTTGAGGCTCACTGGACCTGTACCGTCACTGTTGTCGCCGCGACCTTGGTTGCTGCCGTCGCGGATCACACGAGTAATAGTAGCCCAGATCACTGTGTGATCGCCCTGTTGTACAGGTGTGCGTGTTTGCAGTCTATTGGTAGCGTCAAAACAACTGCCCAAGGGTGCTTCAAATTTTACCAATGCGCTTTGTTTGATATATGCTAGATTGCCACTGGCGCCTGCGCCAATGGCCACAGGATATTGCTGTCCACCTGCTGCAGGAATGTTGGCAAACCAACCAGTACAGGTATTGGTAGTGGCTGAAGTCTGATGCCAGAACAAGTAGGGCACAGCAGGCTCAGGCAAACCGCTTTGTCCATAAGGATTGATCACGCTGTTCAATGCTGGTCGTGGAAAATTCTCATAATAGAACTGCAGCATCTCTTTGGTGCGTGTTATAGGTTGTACTCCGTTGATGATCACTGAATTGATATCTGACACATCTAAAAAGTCAAAAGCAAAGTCCGGAGTCTGTTCTTCTTCATACAGCACGCCATCGTCGGCAAATATATTAGTTGAAGAATATTTGCCAGTGATGTCCAGGAAATCTAAATTACGAGCAGCACCTATCACACTGCGCACAATAGATTTGGATTTGATGATTGAATTATATTGGCTATAGGGAAACTGATTGTAGTCCTCACCGTTGACCATGCGATTCTGTGTGTAAAATCTCGACGGAGCACGCTGCTTGATTTCAGTGATGCCTTCTCTGGCCTGGCTGTTGGTAATATTCTGCTGTAGATTCAGAGTGTATGTTATGGTCTGTATTTTGTTGTTGCGGTCAACATACCCCAGCTGCAGTACCACTGACTGCATTTCTTCAGGATTGATGGTATAGGTTAGGCCATTGCTTTGGCGAACATATGTGCGGAATGTGCCCACAGGTGCTTCGGCAAAAGTGTTATCTCCAAAGTTAAACTGTATTTGATCATTGGATCTGCTGGTAATTGAATAAATGGTACGCAGACTGCGCTCGGAACTGCCCAATTGGCTAGCAGTATAGATACTTTCTTTTGGAGTCCAAAGTCTGGTGATATTGCCCACTTCATCCAGTTGATAAAGCCATACGTCTTGGTCATTGATACCTTCGATATTGATATTTTGATTGTTGTTGTTGATTTTTTCAGGAAAATTAAAATCCTGATTCAGCAATATACCCTGTTTGAAATACAAAAACCAGCCAGTGTTGGTAGAACCATAGCCCTGGCGATCGTTGCGATACAGGATATTAAACACTGAATTGGGCCTGGGCGCACGCTCAACGATGGCGTCCTGATTTTGAATACTGACCGACACTGATTCAAAAGGCATGGATATGCCATCCACAGTGGCAGTAAACGGAATAACAGGCAGATAGCCTGCTTGCATATTCACCGAATATTCTTCAGTCAACACATTTAATATAGTGGCAGTACCGCCGGGTTTGCCCACACGCTGGCTGTTGACCAAGGTAGCATTGATTATAGAAGTAAATTGATCATACCAACTTTCGTTGGTCAAATCATTCCAATTGATTGTGACGCCGGCTAGATTATTGCCTTGATAATCATACACATTTTCCGTGGTGCTCACTGACACCACCTTGAGATAGCCCTGTGCTGGTATATTGCGTTTGGGAGTGTAGTCTACTAGGTTGGCCAATTTAACCACCGAGTCTCTGCGCTCGGCTGTGTCAATGAAATTTTCTCTTGCATTTAAATCATTGCGGAAGGCCAGAGCCTGACCCATGAATGCCATGACATCCAGCAGTGCGATAAATTCTGAAGATTCTGTATAATCGTTGAATGTTTCGGGATAGTACAGACGCAGATAATCTACAAAGGTCTTGCGTATGGTTTCAAAGTCATAGCTTTGAAAGTCAGCCTGGCTGTAGTTTTGATAAAAACGTTTCCAGTCTTCCAACCCAAATACTGCAGTCTGTCTAGTTGTTGTGGCCATAGTTATAGTTGTGTTTTAATATTTATCTGACAAAAAAACAGGGGTTTTATACCTGCCCAGCCACGCCTGTGTTGCCGTCAAAAAATACCTGCAGCAACTCTACATCAGTGTTGGGAAGGAACTGTACTTCAATTTCCATGAGCATACCATTGTCAAAAGGAAACACGTTGATGGTCTGCAGGCTCAGTCTAGGGTCTTGTTTGATGATATCTATGCAACTCTGGCGTATGTTTTGCTGCACGTCCGGGGTCATTTGCTCAAAAATCATGGCCCAGATAGGCGACCCATATTGAGGGCGTCCTGGCAGTTCGCCTTGCTTGATGTTGAAAGCATTCAACAAATCCCTGATCACCAACTGCTGATCAACCAAGGTAAATTTTTTGTATGCCTGCTGTGTGTTGTATCCGATGAATGTTGCCATGGTCTAGTATTTAACCGCCCGAATAAGCAGGATTGCTGTATTTTTTAGCATATTCGCTGTCTTCAGCAGGTCTGGGATTGGGCAAGCCGCTGAGGCCGCGTTTTAATCGCTCATTGTTGATGTCGTCCCAGACCTGCGTGTCAGGTCCTGAATAGGTCAGATCCTCGTCTTTGGTGTTTTTGAATCTAGCAGCATTGATAGATGCACCGGCCTGCTGTGCTGCAGATATAGTACCAGGATCAAAACTGGGCAGTCCCGGCGGCAGTGCTGATAAAAATGCACTATCTAATTTTGAACGATCGATAGCGCCAATTTTGGTACCAGCAGTGGCCAAGGGATTGGGCGGATTTTGTGCTGCTTCTATGGCAGCCGTGGCTGCTTTTAATTTTGCAGGATCTATGGCAGGTATGCCGCCTGGCAGTCCTGGTATGGCAGGTATGCTGGGTATGGCTGGTAGCCCACCGGGCAAGGCTACACCTGGTGCTGATATTTTCAGTGCCTGGCTGAGACTGCTCACAGCACCAGTCAGCTGCTGATTGGCAGCAGCTATCTGTGCGGTGTTGACTCCCACAGTGGCTCCTGCCTGCTGCAGTGAATTTATAGTGTTGGTAACAGCCGCTGCGGCGTTGGTATTGATAGAGCCAGTCTGCGCCAGAGCAGCGCCAGCACCGGGTATGTAACTGCTCACTGTTTTGGCCGCTGATGACACAGCCGAAGTCACGGATGATGTCACAGATCCCACCACATTGGTCAGACTGGACAATCCCGAAGTGGCCGACTTGGCCAAGGATGTGGGATCCACACCTGATGCGATTTTATCTGCCACGGCCTTGACATCGCTGGCTATCTTGTCTGCTGTTTGCTTGGCTGCTTTGAAGAAATCAGTGGCAGTGGCCGCAGCTCCCTGTGCAGAAAAAGTGCTTTCTAAACCAACTTTTGCCTTGCTCAAGGCCGCATCCACGGTCAGTGTGCTGTTGGGCAAGAGGCCTTGCACAGCACTGGTGGCCTGCTGATTCAATTTCAACAAGTTGGCCCCAGCTGCTGTGAGATTGGTAGCAGCCTGGGTCATGCTAGATAAACCGTTGATGTTGATGCCAGCAGCAGTGACCGAACTGGCTATGTTCTGCACAGCGCCCACGGTCTGGCCTATGCTGGTAGGTATGGTTACAGGAGCAGCCATTACAGTTGATTTCCTAAAAATTGAACCACTGCGGCAAAACCATAGATGCTGGTCAGCCCCACGGTCATGGCCAAGACTTCGATGTCTTCGGTGCCGTTGATTATATTGCCACTGATCAAAGCGTTATAACTCAAAATATAACTGTCTTGTTGTAGAATATATTGTAAAGTTGGTCTGGACAAAATATCCTCGATGCTGTTCACATTGTATTGTCCGGTCCAGGCGGTGCGTAAGTTAAGCGCGTCATACACCTGGGATTCATTGAAATTCAAACTGGGTGGAACCAGTCCCACACTGTCTAGATTGGTATTGCCTGTGACGAATTGATCAAACAACTGTGGTTTGATCAGGCCAAGATCGTAGATCTGCAGCAGATTCAATCCCAGGATGCCTATGCCACGATCCGTGCTCCAGGCAGCAGAAGGTTGTTCTACTGTTCTGATTCTTTGTGCCATCATTATTTGTTGTACCGCAGGTGTCAATGTGCCCAACAGCCTTGGCGGCAATGGCACATCTGACACATCCACAGTCTGTACTATGACTGTTTTGACGCCAAGATTTAATTGAGCTGCCAATTCAGTGAGATTATTCACTGGTGTCTACTCCATAGTTGTGCATGGGATATGGTTCGTGAGTGGGCGCACGAGTGGCCACTGTTTGGATCACGTCTTTTTGTATGATCCAATTGCTGCCTTCAAACTCTGTGTCGGGCAGGCTGTTTTTCACCAACTCTGGAACCACTGGTACTGTTTCCGAACCTCCGGAATTAAGGCCTATCAAACTGGCGTCCATGCGCAGTTCTGCACCGCACTTCCAGGAACCCTTGCCGCCGGCTTCCAACAACAGGGTACCATCGGCCTTGACTTCGAATGTGGCCTGTGTGTAAACATTGATATTTTTATCGGCACGTAGATTAAACACATCCTGTGTTTCCAGATTCATGGCGCCTTTGCTGCGCATACGGATCTGACCCTCGGCATTGATGTTGATGTCTTTGTCCGCGTGCAGATTCAGCGTGCCGGCTGTGCGCAAGTTAATGCTGTTTTCCGCATAGATGTCCAAGGCACCTTCTCTATTGAGTTCGATCCAGACATCGCCGCGCTTGCTGATGATGTGTAAAAAACTATCTGAATCATTCATCAGAATCTGATGCCCTTGACAACTGCGAAGTCTGAACAGTTTGTTGTTGCCGGATAGATCACCGTCGTCCATGGCCAAGGTATGACCGCCTGTACGTGCAATGACTTCTAACTCAGAGGGTGCCACGTCGCCTGAATCAATGTCAGACTGTATTTCATCGTTGGCGAATTTGCCCTTGTACACAGGCTGCCCCGGTGTTGAAATACCAAACACACGACTAGGTGATTCGCGTTGGCTGTTGGTGGTTATGGGCCCACGCTGTGGATCGTCGATGATACCTTGTTGTAGCATCTGTGCAGCCTGATAGACATGCACTGCTTTGGGTTTGGTGTAATACTTGGGGTCAGATAATATTGTAGGATCTTTGGTATTGATTTCGATAGTAGGCAGCAAAGGTTTGCCAGCAAAACCATCAGGCGTGCCTTCCACAGCATAATAATCGTTGCTGTCTCCTGGTTCATTGGGATCGGCAGCAGCACCAATGGCAGGAATCATGTGTGTCAGTGCTGGTTCGGGCACACAGCCAATGTAAAATCCTTGATTGGGATCGCCATACACAAATATCACCATGACCCTGGTGCCTACATCTGGAGGAGTAGCCCAAAATCCATAACTTTGTCTGCCGCCAATGAAATCGCCTGCACCAGACGATGCACCGGTGTTGGGTGTAACTCCATAAAACGGACTCATATAACTCACTGTGTGCCAAGTGCTGGAATCGTTGGCCGAAGATCCCGGCATCTCGGGAATGTACACACGCAGTCTACCCGACAGTGTCACGTCTGTGCTGTCTTTGACTATACCAATGTAGGGCCCTGGATCTACCGGAGTACGGCCGCGTCCAAAGGTTAGATCCTTGGCTTGTCCGCGGTTGATTTCTATGTTATCGGCCATGTGTAATTATTTCCTCTTATGGTGCTATGATATCTGAAATGCCAGGTGCATCGTCGTTGCCGGTCTGTGCTTGATTTGGCAACAATTTCCTTCTGAATTGATCGCGGCGAGCTTGCCGTATCGCTTCTGCTGCTGCTGCCTGGCGCTGGGCAAAAGTTGGTGGCGCAGTTGCCGGCAATGCGCTGGTGGGACTTTGCGGCACAGTAGTGGGACCACCTTCTTGTGTGCGTAGATCATTGGAGCCGTCGGTATCAAACGCACCTGTGCTGGCTTCGGTGGTCTCTTGTCTAGCAGTAACTGAGTCAGTGTCGGTAACTGTGTCAACTGGAGTGCCTGTGGCTATTTGGCCAGCAGCACCGCTGGTATAGTCTCCTTTGACAAAGGCTTGATCAGGATTCACATCGGCTAGGATTATGCCTTCTATGTCCTGTGTAAATCTGCCGTTTTGAAATTCACTGTTGATCTTGGTAAATTTGTAGGCATTGCTTTGGCGGCGCACAAACCCTTGGCGTGGTTCTACTTTGACTATGCCATCAGCGAGATTCCAGTCGTCGCCGGTGAGAAAAGTCACCTGGAAATACAATTCGCCAAGATTGCTGTTGAGTATGTTGGAATCATTGCCGCCAGCTGCTTGTGTGAGATTTTGTCGATTGATCAAGGCTTGATTCACATTGTACCAGTCCTGCAACAACAGATCAGGATCACCAATAATTTTTAACTTGGCCTTGGCCAAATCTGTGAAACTGTAAATACCAGCGGCAGCACGAGCAGCCGGGTCTGTGCTGTCACCCAGACTGCCTTGTTTGCCTGTTTCGGCTACCACTCGAAAGGCATAACTGGTGCCCACTTGGCCTGCGGCGGCTGCGGCTTCCTTGCCAGCATCTTGGGCCAACTGTGCGCCAATGCCAAAGGTCTGTCTATACAGTGCGTTAAAATCTTGTTCGTAGTTTAGCACTGCTGTGTTTTGACCAGTGAAGGTAAAATTGTAGAGTTTGTCAGGACCTCGCCAAGGGGCTCGTTTGAAATAAGGACTGCGCACGTCAGTGACACTGTACTCGCTGATGGCAAAAATAACCTTGTTGGCATAGGTTTTGCGAAGTTTATCGTAGCCCAAGATCTTGTTGAATGGGGTGATCTTGTACCATTTCACTGGTTTGGTTTGTTCTACTTTTTTGCCATAGAAGTCTTCTTCGCCTTGGGCGTCGGCATCTGTTGATCTTTCCTTGATAGCCAGCGATGCCTGAGATTTCACATATTCGCTGTTGCGTATCATCATATCCAACCACTGGATGATTGGCGTGCCCGGCAGTATCCTCACATTCTTGGCATTTTTAGGCACCGCTGTGTTTTCTCTTGTGTTGATTGATTTGGTATCCGTGGGCACATCGCCGGCAGCACTGACCAGGCTGTTGTCTAGTCCTGCTGTGATAATTTTAGCGTTGCGTAGATTGTCGCTGGCAAATAACACTTCATACTCGTCGGGTATGTCAATGGCCTTGGTGCCTTGCTTTTGCGGCCGAGATAATCTTTGTAATTCTTGATTGATAGCCTGGCAAAGGCCGCGTGTGGGAATGTTTTGGCTGGGCTGTGCCGAGACTTTGCTGGCATCTCCGTAGAATCCCCCTTCTTGCGCATCGGCGTCGCTGGTTTCGGCCCTGGGATTGGCATCTTGGTTGTTGGCATTGTTACTGGTACCAGGCACGCCATTAAAGATATCATTGAGATTGGTACCAGTCAATTCAAATCTAGCAGGACTAACACCTAACATGGCTGTTCTAGCCACAAAGCTGGGACCAAATATGCCCGAGCATTGATACTCTACTATACGTGTGCCGATGCGTGTCTTGACATCTGACAACATGAACAAAAATATCTTGGTAAGAACCGCAGACTCGCTGCTGCCGGCTAGATCCAGTTGATTGATATCTCCTTTGGGAGTAATCGGCTGACCATTGTTGTCATAGCCATAAAATCGTATGACCATTGCATAGGTATGGGCATAGTATTGTCTAGCACTGTTGGGATCTTTGTTGGCCAATGTTGCTGTGGCACTTTGTAATCTATAGATAAATGTTGCGCCTGCTGGTTCCGTGATGGTAAAACTTAGCCTCCCTGTGGAAGAAGGCACGCCTTGTTCACTGAATCCTATCACGCTTTCAATGCGTAGATTGTCAAGTGTAAAATCGCAGTCGCTGAAATAAGAGTTGCGTTTGCCTGCTCCCACTGGGCTGCCACCAGATCGTATCAACAGTTGATCACCTGGCAAATTGATAGTTTCGCTGGTGGTATCAGACTCCACAAATTTATTGTAGTCTTCAGGAGTCAGCAGATACAAACTGAGATTGTAGGTGTAACTGGCATATTTGTCCAAGGGATTGGTCACTGGTCCTGACCCTATGCCTAAACTATTGCTGTTACTAGACGGGGACGACGACGAAGACGCACGTATGGTCTGGGATACAGTTGGACCGGCGTCTTCTCGGCTGAAAGCAGTCTGCGGAAATCCTGCCGTAGTACCAAAGTTGGAAGGCAGTGCTATGGCTCCGCTGGCCCCGGCAGCAATGCCGCTGGCTGTGCCTGGTATGGCAGTAACTGTGGCTGCAGGTGTACCCAACGGTATGCCCGGAGAAGGTTGACCGCCGGCGGCTGTGTTGGCATTGGCAGGATCCACTGCGCTGGCTGCACCCAGTGTCTGTGGCGTAGATGCTGTGCCGCCCGACGCTGCTTGACTGGTGGAGGTGGCAGTGGCTTGATTACGCTGTGCTCGTCCCAGTGAAATAGCCAGGTTGTTTTGAAACGTTGTCAGACCTTGGTTAGTAATTTCAGTTTTGGCGATAAAAGCAGGCACACCAAACTCACTGAATATGCTGTCAGCGGAATTTCTAATGGCTGCCAATTCAGCAAATGCAGTCAGCACTGCATCGCTGGCTGCTTGGTATCTGGAATACACTTGATCGTAAGTTTCACCTTGTTCCGTGGCTGTTTGGATAGCTCTAATTTCAGGAGCCCACTTGCGGTTAAATTCCGCCTTCAGGGCTTCCCACTGTAAAACCAAAGTGTCTAGCGTGACTGTGGCCATGAGTTAGAGCCCCAGTGCTGCGCGAACATTGTCTCCGGATGGCAAATATATCTTTTGGCCTGTGACAAAGTCATTGATGGGATCTACCAAAGTATTGGGATTGCGCTGTGCAAACACCCACCATAATCTAGCATCACCATACAGGTCATAGGCCATCATGTCAGGGCGTAGGTTGTACACAGCAGAAATGGTAACGTATTCGTCGTCTACGCTTTTTGGTATAGGACGATTGATCATGACATCCAAGTAGTTGTCTACCACGTTGGTGTTGAAATAAGGACTGGTAGCATCATATAATGGCATTAGAAGAATCCTTGTTCACGCAGGCCTTGCCCGGTGGCATAATTTTTAAGGCTAAAGACCTGTGCTTGTTGCTGGCGACTTATCAATGGTAGTAGTGTGATTGATATGTCAATTTTGGTAGGCACATATGTGGGCTGACCTGCGATACCATAGTAATTAGTGATGTTTTGTGACACAGGATTATTTGCTCTAGCACCAGGATTGATAAAATTATCAAATGTATTTTTTAGACTGGTCAGCCTAGACAGCGTGGCACCCAAAGGACTGTTGCTGGCAGCGCCTTGTTGATTTCTAATACCAGCTAAATTTACAGCACCGCCTGAATAATTTCTTGCACCACCGGCACGGATATAATCCACATCCGAAGGTAGACTATAGTTGAATGCGCTGAGCAAACAAGGATGTTCATTGAATTGATAAACTCCAAGGCCGTCCAAATACAGCACCGGGGGCGGTGTGCCTGCCACGGGATTGGAGTCTTGTCCGTAAAACATTTTGCTGGCGCTGCGGAAAAAATGTATCACAGCCAACATATAATCAGCTTCGGCGGCGCTGTTGGCAGTGAACACACCAGTTACAGAAATTTCCTGTACGCTGGAATTTTTGTAGAAATATCCTTTGTAGTTGGTATGTACCAATTCGTAAGCATCATAATTGGCGCGATAGCTTGTTGATATTGTGGGAGTATATGGAAACACCACACCTTGTGTTTCTCTCAAAGGTTGTAATATGCCGGCATCGGGTGCTCGGTACAGATAGTTGGCACCCGGTGCTAGGCCAATTCGCAAACGCCAATCTTCGTTGGTGTTTTTGGCACGCAGTTGTTGTAGAGCCTGTGCTTGACGCAGTGTTTCTACTTCGGCCTGTGTCTGGGCACGAGCAGTCAGTGAACCGTCGGGGCCAACTTCGACTACATCGTCGCCGGTGCCTTCTTCACGTTCGCCGTAATCGCCTTCAACATCGCTGTAGGGATCCACTTCCACTTCGTTACTGTAGTCAATGGGATTGTCTTGTTCTTGCTGTTCTTCTTCGCTGAGTTCTCGATCTCCAATGGCTGTGTAGGGATTCTCTGCTGTTAGGTTTCCATCCTCATCTTGTACTATAAGTTGATTTTCTCGTTCCAGATCAATCTGTTCATCTGTTAATTGAGCATCATCTCCGCCTTGGACATCATAAGGATTCTCTGCTGTTAGATTTCCATCTTCGTCTTGCTCAATCAGTTGATTTTCTCGCGCCAGATCAATCTGTTCATCTGTTAATTCAGCATCATCTCCGCCTTGTACAGCTGTGTAGGGATTCTCTGCTGTGAAATTTCCATCTTCGTCTACTGTGATCAGTTGATTTTCTCGTTGCTGATCGATTTCGTCGTCGGTTGCAGATTGCTGTGCAGATAATGCAGAATCTAATTCTGGGTTTACTGTTGTGGTATTTGGAGTGGCATTGTTTATCTCCGCAGCCTGCTGATTAATAGCGTTGGCCGCGGGATCTGCGTTTCCGGTCACTGCTGGAGCCCCAGGTGCAGGTGCTGAGCCTCCCGAGGATACTCTGGCTAAGTCATCCTGACTTTGTGTCAAACTTTGTTCTTTGATGGCCAGCACGCTGTTGGTCTGGCCAATTTTGTTTTCTTGATCGGATATATCTGAGTTCAAGGCATTGCGTTTAGCCAGTATCTCTGCTTGCTCGGGGCTGCCTGGAGCAGCCGACTTTAGTTCCTCACCCAACTTAGCACGGGCCGCTTCCAATGACTTGAGCTGCGTCTGCTGAATCTCCAAGTCAGATTTTAAGTCATTGACCTGCGCTCGGTAATCGTCTACCTGCGTCTGATACGCTCGTGACGTCGAATTGGTATCTGCCGGCCGAGTCAATTCAGGACTTATTGCCGTGTTTACTGGTGCATCTATACTCCTAGGTTGTGCTGTGTTGAAGGATGCTTGTGGAGATGCTGTGGCGGCACCTTCTACTGTGTTGGTCTGCACCAAGGTATTGTTGCCTTCGGCTCCGGCAATCTTGGTAGTGTTTACCGCGCTGTCGCCGCTGTCAAGAGCCGCCACCTGTTGGCGTGTGGCTTCGGCTTCTGTGGTTATTCTGGTCTGTGCTGTCTGGGGCACTTGCGAATTGGTAACAGAGGATGTCACTGTAGTGCTGTTGATAGTTTCACTAACGCCAGGTTCATATGTGGTGGTAACCTCCCCGCCTTCGCCAGACTTGGCTTCAAATGCTCGATTGTTCAATGCTGTTTGCTTGGCGCTGAGTTCTCGATAGGTGGGATCTCTCAGAATCTCTCTTCCGCTTTTGCCTTGATCGCGCAGGCTCTGTGCATAAGCTTCTTTTTCCAAACCGACTGAATCGGCCTGAGTCTGCAGAGCCCGGCTGGCAGGTGTATCCTTATACACAAAATCCGCCACTTTGAAAGTGGTCACCCCGCCTCCGGATGTGGACACTTGTTCCTCGGTAAAGGTGGTAGTGGTGGTTGTTGTTTTGAGCGGGGGAGATGAAACCACCGGTTGATTGGTAATATTGGTGGGCGGAGGATCTTCAAAGAATCGAGCGTTTTCTGCTTGTTCCTCAGCAGTTGGAGTATAAACATTATAATCTACACCCGCTTTTTTACTGCCAGTAGTATAAACTTCTACTTGGCCACGCGTGGGGCTGCCCGGCACATCGTTTAGTATCAACTCTGTGCTTTCAAGCAGCGCAGTGGCTCCGGGAACTTGTTGTTCTGCCTGTTCTAAGGTAAGACCCTGAGATGTCAGTCTGTTGAGTTCTGCGGCTATCTGTTGTGGTGTCAATGCCATTGCTTTATCCTGTTATCTATATTTAGCACCCGTAAAAACGGCGATTTTGGAGTGATCCGCGGTTGACACAACGGCAATTTGTTGTAAAATAAATACATTCTAACAAGGATTCACCATGGCATTGGCCGCACCCAGAAACTACCTAAACAACCGCGATTTACTGAAAGAAATACACCTAAGCAAAAACACCTACTGCTATTACGCTGACAGAACACAGGATCATCAGTATGACATCATCTTGGCCAGTGTTGCCAAGATCAATCGCAATACCATAGCCGAAGCACGCAGAAATCGTGCAGCCAGACTGACCAAGGAAACTGGCGCAGAAGTCAACGAAAAAAAGATTCCGCACACGGATTTGGTGTTTCGCATCATGACCTGGGAGCATATTCCCATGGCGCCTAAAAAAGTGCCCAAGGCACAGGCCAAGAAGAAATCCGTGGAAGAACTGTTTGGCTGGGAAGAACTGCCTGAAGAAGATCCCTTGGCCGAAATAGTGGACATCGTGCCCGAAGAAGAACCCGTGGCACAGACACATATCAGATTGAACTTTCCGCCGTTTGAACACTTCCGGCTCACGGAAGACAAAGATCCTTACATCGTGGGCCGCAGCCACTGGTCCGGAGATCTTGACACCGGAGTGTTTTGCAAAGAACACGGCAAGATGACCAACAAACTGGCACATATGTTTATCAAACTGTGCGAGCGCTATGCCACCCGATCAAACTGGCGTGGTTATACCTACAACGAAGAAATGCGCGGCACCGCACTGCTGCAATTGAGCCAGATTGGATTGAAGTTTGATGAATCAAAATCAGACAATCCTTTTGCTTACTATACCGCGGCCATAACCAATTCCTTTACTCGTGTGCTCAACGAAGAAAAGAAAAATCAAAACATCAGAGATGACATATTAGAAATCAATGGACTCAATCCCAGTTGGACAAGACAAATGTCCAATCAGACTGTGAAGTACGAAGAATAACTGCTACACTAGCACTCTATGGATAAACTTTTCAAGAAGGCTGCTGTCTTTACGGACATCCACTTTGGACTCAAGTCCAACAGCCAACTGCACAATGAAGACTGTTTGAATTTCGTAATCTGGGCCACTGCCGAGGCAAAAAAACAAGGCTGTGAAGTGGCCATGTTCTTGGGAGACTGGCACAACAATCGTGCCAACATCAACATCGTAACACTAAATTATAGTTTACGAGCCTTAGAACATCTCAATGACAACTTTGATGCTGTTTATTTTATTCCTGGGAATCATGACCTGTACTATCGCGATCGTCGTGATATTCAAAGCGTGGCTTGGGCTAGACACTTACCGCGAGTTAATATTGTCAACGATTGGTTTAGTGGCGGTGATGTTGCTATCTGTCCTTGGCTCGTTGGCGAGGATCATAAAAAGCTTCGTTTCCTAGACAAGCAGTATGTGTTTGGGCATTTTGAACTGCCCACATTCTTGATGAATGCCATGGTAGAAATGCCCAGCCACGGTGAACTGTCCGCAGATGATCTGGCCAGTGCAGGCCACGTGTTTTCCGGACACTTTCATATGCGGCAGACCAAAAAGAATGTGACCTACATAGGCAACTGTTTTCCGCACAACTACGCAGATGCCGGCGACGATGCTCGCGGACTCATGATCTTGGAGTGGGGGCAACAGCCTGTGTATCATGCCTGGCCCGACCAGCCCACTTATCGTGTGATGAATCTCAGCACTGCGATTGATTCTGCGGATCAGGTTTTCCGCTCAGGTATGCACGCTAGGCTGCAGTTGGACATAGACATATCCTACGAAGAAGCCAACTTTATCAAAGAAACGTTCCACGAAAAATACAAACTTAGAGAAGTCAGTCTGATACCCAACAAGATGCAAGGCGTTGAAACAGATCTAGCACCAGGCAATGTGAAGTTTGAATCAGTGGATCAGATCGTCACACAGCAGATCACAGACATTGGCAGCGATCATTATGACAACAAGCTGCTGTTGGAAATATGGCATAGACTATGATACGCATCAACAAACTCACTGTAAAAAACTTCATGAGTGTGGGCAATACCACACAAGGTATCGACTTTGATCGCCAGGATCTAACCTTGGTCTTGGGCGAAAATCTAGACCTTGGTGGAGATGGTTCGCGCAACGGCACAGGCAAGACCACTATCATCAATGCTTTGAGTTATGCGCTATATGGGCAGGCCCTGACCAACATACGTAAAGACAATCTCATAAACAAGACCAATGCCAAGAACATGATTGTGAGTTTGGATTTCAATGTGAACAATCAGCGATATCGCATTGAGCGTGGACGCAAACCCAATGTACTTAAATTCAGCATTGACGACGAAGTACAGCAAACCGAAGATGACAACAGCCAAGGTGACTCAAGAGAAACACAGTTGGCTATAGAACGCACCCTGGGCATGACCCACGATATGTTCAAACACATCTTGGCACTAAACACCTACACAGAACCTTTTCTAAGCCTCAAAGCCAATGACCAGCGTGCCATCATTGAACAGTTGTTAGGTATCACTTTGTTGAGCGAAAAAGCAGATCTGCTCAAGGAAGAAATGCGTGAAACCAAAGACGCCATGAGCCAAGAAGAGCATCGTATCAAAGCCATGATCGAAGCCAATCGCCGCATGGAAGAGCAGATAGAAAGTTTGAAACGCAGGCAAACTCTTTGGATCAACAAACGCGACGAAGATATCACTGCACTACAACGTCAAGTGGATGAACTTGGCCATCTAGACATAGAAGCAGAACTGCAGGCGCATCGTGACTTATTGGCCTACAATCAGCGTGCCAAAGATCTCAAAGATCTTGGTGCTGCCATTGCTCGTGGGCAAACCGACGCTGGTCGCGAGTCTCGGCTGATAGACAAGATCACCAAAGAGATAGCCAGCCTACAGGATCATCGCTGCCACGCCTGCGGTCAGGATCTACACGATGCTGATCACGGCAAGATGCTGACCAGCAAACAGCAAGATCTATCACAGTCACAAGCAAACTTACAAAAGATCAATCAAGATCTTGCAGAGTTATCCCTGGCAGTCACAGCAGTGGGACCACTGGGCACACAGCCCAAGGTGTATTATGATCAAGAAGCAGATGCGCACGAGCATCGCAGTAGACTGGCCAGTGCCGAACTGAACTTGAAAAACAAACAGGCCGAGACAGATCCTTATGCAGAACAGATTGAAGAAATGCAGCAACAGGCCTTGGTTGAAATCGACTATGATATGGTCAATCAACTGAAACGATTGCAGGATCATCAGGACTTCTTGCTGAAACTGCTGACCAGCAAAGATTCGTTTGTGCGCAAAAAGATCATTGATCAGAATCTCTCATATCTCAACAGCAGGCTCACACACTATCTAGATCGCATAGGCCTGCCGCACACAGTGGTATTCCAAAACGATCTAACTGTACAGATCACAGAACTGGGCCGGGACCTGGACTTTGACAATCTTTCGCGCGGTGAGCGCAATCGCTTGATACTGAGTCTGTCCTGGGCGTTTCGTGATGTGTGGGAAAGTTTATACTCGCCGGTGAATGTGTTGTTCATTGACGAACTGATAGATTCTGGTATGGATTCATCGGGTGTGGAAAATGCTCTGGCCCTGCTGAAGAAAATGACCAGAGAGCGCAACAAAAGTGTTTGGTTGGTGTCGCACAAAGACGAACTGGCCGGACGTGTGGAAAACATATTGAAAGTGGTCAAAGAAGGTGGCTTTACTTCCTATGCCACTGATGTGACCAATTAAATTTTGAACAGACTCTAGACTCAGCTAACTATCTGCCTATGCCATCAAAAAGTAAATCCAAAGGAAGCAGTTGGGAACGAGCAGTAGCCTTGCACCTAACTGAACTCTATGGAGAAACTTTTACCCGTGTGCCCAATTCAGGCGCATACATTGGTGGCAAGAACACACATCGCAAACAAACACTACACGAAGGTCAGATCCGCGCTTTCAAAGGCGACATCATACCCGGGCAGAGTTTTCCGCGATTCAATTGTGAATGCAAGTCGTATGCAGACTTTCCATTCCATCAACTGTTCCAAGGGCAGGTTGCTGTTTTAGAAACGTGGCTTGATCAACTGATGGACGTTGCCGATCCCGGTGACTACAACATATTGATCATGAAATTCAATCGCAAAGGCAAATACATCGCAACTCAGGCTCACAGAGACCATCTCCTATCTAGACAATTCAACTACGGCTCCATCAAACACGATCATTGGTATATCATGGATTACGATCAGTTCTGGGAAACAAACGCTGATCTAGTCCGGCAGTATTGCGCTGCCTAACTACAGAACCCTACAATACGACCTGCGCTGGCTGCTGGAATGCCAGTCTCCAAGATGGACCCTCTGGGCCCTGGGTGTGGAGAGTCACCGCAATCGATGAGTTAGCACATATCCATGCTCCTAGAGCGAAAAATGTAGCACAAAAGATGCAGGCACTGTGAAAAAGAAACAACCTGCGCTGATCCGGGATTCGTCAGATGGGTCCAGGGTCAGTACCGTTGAAATGAACGCTGAAGTAGGGGGTACCGGTCAACCGCCTCCGTGTAGTGTACCAGACTACAATCTTCTTAATCTGACGGCTCTTCCAGGTGACGGGAAAACTCTGACCATGGCAAGCGATAGTTCACCCGCCCAGGGTGAACTACGGCTCAAGGCTCTGGGAAATCAGTTTAAAGTAACAAAGGTTTTGACAGTAAACTTTAGGATGAACTAAGTTCAGATGAGCGCAAGCGAAATCTGAAGATCACGCAGTGATCTATAAACAGTGTGAGACTCGTGCTTGAGAAATGACATACCCTGACTTGACTGTGACCAAAATTAAAAGAATGGCAATCCAGACTTCTTGGTGGTTTCCATGTGCTGTTTGGTCATGTCATTGAACAATTTGCGATCGGTGGGACTGAGATAGAATGCATCTTCGTAAGATATACCACCACGGCTAAGCCATGATATTTCCCACATTTCGCTCCTAATACCGTTGATGTCTCGATCCATTTTTGACACCAACTGTTCAATCGATTCTTGATCTAGTACTAGGAGCTGCGCCCGAAAAAATTTGATAGATCCAACACCAGGGGTTGTTCGTAGTCCTTGCTACAGTGACTACAGGTCAACTTCAGCGGTTTGAGATTGCTGGCACTGCGTTTGGCAATGGCAGCATCTTTGATAGCATTGAAAATCTGACTGCTACAGTTGGTTAAAAATTCCAAGATCTGTGATTCATCATCTACTATGACATCATCGGTGCGTATGCTACCAATGCTGCGACTCAGTGCTTTGATGGTTCCTTCGGTTACTTTCAAAATGAGATCATTGATCTGTTGCAGTCGATCAGCATTGGTAAGATCTGCTGTGGGCATGATTTCTGCTAGTTTTTGCTCGTTGAAGTGATCTTGATTGGTTTCGTTGATTTCTTTATAGGTCAAAGGTCTGAACATGATTTCAAAGTTGCCAATCACTGTGGATTTTTGATACTCGCTGCGGCCTATCATGGCCAGCTGATGGTTTAGATCTATCACATACTCTGATGTTTCTTGACAGTGCGTGCAGGATCCAGTGACATCTATGTCCTTGCCGTAGGTGGCAATCTTGATGGCTATCAACATAGCGTCAAGATCGATACTGGGCACTGCCCAGGCATTTTTCACATTGGGTATGCAACTCTGTATGAGACTGATCACACTGGAGCCGTTGAACAGCGCATCAGGAGTCTTGTTCAGTATCTCATCCCGCACAGTCATGGGATACACTGGAAGTTCTCCGTTTTCAGGCATGTCAAGATCATTGGGTCCATAGTGTAGTCCGTTTGAAGGTAGTCGCAAAAATATCGTGGGCTGCCTAAAATAGCGAGTCAAAGGGTTAAAAGATGTCATTTTTCTGTCCAATAAATAAGGTAACACTACTTATTGCGGTTAAACAATGGATCAACAATATCTAAGAGAATTTGCCGAAGCAACCAAACGTGCCCAAGAAGAAATTCAAAAATACGGCGCAGTTACTGCTGGCACCGCACAGCAGTTAGAACAACTGCAAAAAGTACAACAAGCACAGATCCTCAACGCTAAAAAATGGAGTGTGGCTGCTGGCGCTGCTGCTGGCGCTGCTACGCAACTTGGCTCATCCTTGCTGGCCGGTGATACCAGTGCCAAAGCTTCGGCCAAGGCCTTGTCGTCATTTGCTGGGGAAATTGGTGATCTAGTCAGCGGCTTGTCTATGCTCATGCCCGGCGGCATAATCATCAAGGGTCTGACATTTGTTGGAGGCCAGCTGCTGAAACTGGGCGGCAAATACTTTGAAAAAGTAGCAGAGACCACTGACTCACTGTATACCAGTTTGTACAAATTACGTGACACAGGACTGGCCACCGAATCGGGCATGAGCGGCCTGGCAGGTCGCATGGTAGAACTCAACTATGGTCTCAATGAAGTAGACAAAGCAGTTGCCTTGCTCAGTAGCAATGCTCAGACTCTGGGTGACTTTGGCGGTACCGCAGAAAAAGGCGCTATCGCATTTGGTGAATTTTCAGACAATCTACGAAAAAATGCCAACAGTACCTTTGTGGGCCTGCGTAGATTGACAGGCAGCCAAGACGAACTGAACAAAAGACAAGCAGTTTACATCAATCTGCAGACTCAGTTGGGCAACAAGACCAATGTTTCCATAGCAGAGTTTGAACGCATGACCAAAGCCACTGATGCACTCAGCAAGGCATTTGGTGTCAGTACCGATGAGTTAGACAAGAATCGCAAGCGAAATCTTGCTGAAACTGCCATGAGGTCTTTGGTACAACAGATGTCTGCTGGTGGTAAAGAAATGGCAGCACGCGGCGAGCAGATGCTAGAAGAAGTGGGTGTGCTACAAGCTCGAGGTGCAAGCAAAACAGCCGATGGTGTCAAAGCAGCACTGACAGGACAATTTGGCAGCGAAGATTATAAAAAATTACAGTTGGCAGCAGCAGCTGCAGGCGTGGATCTCAACAAACAAGTGGCCGACATCAAGACCGGCAAACAAACAGTCTTGGGTATGACGACATTGATAGCCCAAGGCGGACAAAAACTACAGGCAACTATGGGTCGAGTGGCTCAGCAAACACCCGAGATAATGGAAGAAACTTTTGGTTCATTACCGGAACTGCTAGATCTTGCAGCAGCCGGCGATCTTAAAAATCGCCAAGAACAAGGTGCCAAGTCCGCCGATGCCATGACCAAAGGATTAGATGCTGCCACTGAAGCCGAAAACAAAAGACGTATCGCTGCCGAACAAGTTCGTAACAGTCTACAGAGTTTCGTGGAAGCAGGCATAGTGCCTGCTACCAGTGCGTTGAAGACCATGACTGAGACTATCAACAAACTCACTGGCCAGAGAGCCGAGGCCCTGCGGGCACAAGAAAGATCGCCCAGTGGACTCGGCGGTGCGGCTGCAGGAGCTGCTGCTCTGGGGGCAGGAGGAGCTGTCATTGGATCAGTGGTACCAGGTGTGGGCACAGTTGCAGGTGGTGTCATTGGTGGCATAGTTGGCGGTATAGCAGGTGCCCTTGGTCTGATAGATCATTCCTATGTAGATGCCTTCAAGACCAATCCCGACGATGTGATTGATTTTGGTGATAAAAGTGGATCACGGCAGGCTTTTGAAGGGTTAGATCCCAAAACCAAAGAAGATTTTTTAAAAATGGCCACCGAGTACCACAAGGAGACCAAAGAAAAAGTCAAATTAACTTCGGCATTTAGAACACGCGAAGATCAAGAACGCCTCAAGGCCAATGAATCTAAAAACGCAGGCAGGCCCGTGGCTGCACCAGGAACAAGTTTACACGAAAAAGGCAAGGCCGTGGACATTGATACTGCTCAGGCACGCAAGATCAAGGCCATGGGCCTGCACGAAAAATACGGTTTTGCCAACGACATTCCTAATGATCCTGTGCATTTCTACAAAAAAGGATACAAAGATGGCGGCATTGCCGACGGTCCCGAATCAGGTTATACAGCACTGTTGCACGGACTAGAAGCCATAGTGCCTCTCGCCAACAATCGCAGCATACCTGTGAGTTTCCGTGATTCTGCACCAATGGGCATGAACTCGGATGCCATGTTCTCAGATACGCTGCCCAAGATCAACGAATCAATGACACAGCAAAGTCAATTTTTAGAACAACAACTGCAGAAATCCGAAGCCATGCTACAAGCTCTAAATCGTTTTGCCAGCGCAGATCAGATGCAGATCATGATAGATAAACTGCAGAACATCAGCGATAAAATGAACACCAACAACGACATCAACTCCAAAATACTCCAGCAGCAGATGTAAAACCCGCTAAGTAATAGCAAGGATCCCACACACCTATGTCTTGGAAAAAACACTTTAAAGTAGCCAACCCCGGCGACGGCTCCATGAGCCCCATATCAGGCAGCACAGCGCAGAGCCGCAACTATGGCGCAGATTTTGGTTTCCGTAACTATGCGTCACGCTTGCCTGAAGTGTATTCGGGCCATCCCAACCGTATTGAACGCTATAATCAGTATGAAGCCATGGACACTGATGCACAGATCAATGCCTGTTTGGACATTATCTCTGAATTTTCCACGCAAAAAAACCTGCAAAACGGCACCAGTTTCAATGTCAAGTACAAGGAAAAAGCCACAGATCATGAAGTAAAAATCATCAAAGAACAGCTGCAGGCCTGGGTCAAACTCAACAAGTTTGATCAGCGTATGTTCAAGATGTTCCGCAATGTGATCAAGTACGGCGATCAGGTGTTTATCCGTGATCCACAGACTTTTGAACTGTACTATGTGGACATGACCAAGGTCAGCCGTGTAATCGTTAACGAATCAGAAGGCAAGCGCCCTGAGCAGTACATTGTGCGTGACATCAACCCCAACTTCCAGAATCTAACTATCTCAGCCATTGCCACAGACGCTGCCTATGCCAATCAGCCGCAGCAGGGCTCCTGGGGCGGTCAGCCGGGCTATACAGTGCCTTCAAATCCGTTCAATCAAGGATCACGTTTCAGTCTCAGCCAAAACGAGTCGGCTATCGCTGCTGAACACGTGGTGCATTTGAGTCTGTCAGAAGGTTTGGATTTCTACTGGCCATTTGGACAAAGCATACTGGAAAGCATTTTCAAGGTCTACAAGCAGAAAGAACTGCTAGAAGATTCCATCCTGATATATCGTGTACAGCGTGCGCCAGAGCGGCGTGTGTTTTACATCGACGTGGGCAACATGCCTTCGCACTTGGCCATGCAGTTTGTTGAGCGTGTGAAAAACGAAATACATCAGCGACGTATTCCTACCTTGACCGGTGGAAGCATGAACATCTTGGATGCCACCTACAATCCACTCAGCATCAACGAAGATTACTTTTTTCCACAGACAGCAGAAGGTCGCGGATCTCGGGTAGAAATGCTGCAAGGTGGCCAGGCCGTGGGCGAGATCGACGATCTCAAGTATTTCAACAACATGATGATGCGTGGACTGCGTGTGCCTTCATCTTACTTGCCCACTGGTCCCGATGACTCTACCACACCACTCAGCGATGGGCGTGTGGGCACAGCACTCATACAAGAATTCCGTTTCAACGAATACTGCAAACGTCTACAGCAGTTGATACTGCACAAGTTGGATGATGAGTTCAAGATGTTCATGCGCTGGCGTGGATTCAACATTGATTCCAGTTTGTTTGATCTGGAATTCAATCCACCGCAGAACTTTGCTGCTTACCGTGAAGCAGAGTTGGATACCAGCAGGGTCAGCACTTTTACCACTTTGGAACCACTGCCTTATATGAGCAAGCGTTTCTTGCTGAAACGTTATCTGGGTCTGACCGAAGAAGAAGTGTTGGAAAACGAAGAAATGTGGCGCGAAGAGCGCGACGAGCCTGCAGCACAAGGCAGCCAAGGTTCAGAACTGCGTTCAGTGGGCATCAGTCCTGGAGGATTTGAAGCAGATCTTGCAGGACTGCCACCCGAAGGCGCGGGTGCTGGAGACCTGGGTGCAGATGATCTTGGAGCACCCGGAGCAGCAGCACCGCCTGCAGCCAGCACTATCACTGCGCCTGGTGCACCACCAGCAGTTTGACAAAATCAAGTAAATATCATTATGAATTTTCTTGAATTATTTGACAAAGAGCCCGAAGGCTATCAGGACTTACAGGACGACAACAGCCGTCCTAAACTGCGCCAACTGCGTAAAACCAAACTTACCTTGACTCAGATCAATAAAATACGCCGTATGCAAGAAGTGCGCAAGTTTGAGTACGATGAGAAATTAAAGTACATCCGCAAACAGTATGCACCGCCTCCTGCGGTGCCGGGCTTATGATACAGCCCAAGTCATAATACATAAATATTTCTACCAGAAAACCAGCCATAAGTGGCTGGTTTTTTAATATGTGCAGTAAATAACTCTACACAAACCTTATTCTAGAAAAGGAACCAAAAAATGTCAAGCAAGTTTGAAAAACTCATTGAGTACGTCATTAACGACGAAGAACAAAAGGCTCGTGACCTTTTTCACGAAATCGTAGTGGAAAAAAGCCGTGGTATCTATGAAGACCTCATGGCAGCAGAACTCAAAGAAGAATCCGATGAGGATTTGGAAGAATCTGCAGATGAAGAAATGGAAGAGTCCATGGAAATGGAAACCATGGGCGGCGATGCAGCAGATCAACTGATGAACGATATCAGTGCCAATGTTGATGCCGATGAAACAGCCATGGAAGATGACGAAGAAGTCATGGACATGGGTGCCGAAGAAGAAATGGTTGGCGGCGATGATTTTGCCGACGAAATGGGCGCAGGCGGCGATCTCGAAGGTGATATCGCCAGCATTGACAGCAAACTAGACGAACTACTGGCCAAATTTGAAGAAGTCATTGGCGGCGACGATGGTATGGTCGACGGCGAAGAAGACGATGAAATGACCATGGGTTCAGAAGTAGAAGCCGAAGAAGAAGAAGTTGAGGAAAGCCTAGCAGAAAACGTTCAACTGCAAAAAGTTGCTGTTGACCGTGGTGATCGTTTGGCAGGTCAAGGCACAACAGGCGGTGACAAACTGCGTGTTGACTCCAAAAGCCCAAACGCTAACAATGCCGGCGCCAGTGTAACTGGTTCGGTGGCCAAACCTGCTTCCAGCAAGTTTACTGCTGAAAACCCCGATGGTACCAAAGCACCAACAACACAAAAAGCACCTGACATTGAGTCTGGCCTGCAGAACACTGCTGGTAAAAACATGGCTCCCATGAAACCTGCTACCAAGCCCACGCTGAGCCAGGCTTCGGGTGTTAACACCAAGAGTCCTTTAAAAGCAATCAAGAGCTAATCTAGATGTTTAAAGGGAACCGTCACTTACAAGAAGTTCTCAGTTACGATGCTGCCAAGATCGTGGTTGAGAGCCGAGAAGAAGCTCCAGGTAAAGAGCCCTCCACTTTCATGGAAGGCATCTTTATCCAGGGTGACGTTAAAAACGCCAATGGACGAGTTTACCCAGTGCAACAGATTAGATCAGCAGTGGATCAGCTCAATGAGCAGATCAACGGTGGATTCTCTGTGTGCGGTGAAGTAGATCATCCAGAAGATTTAAAAATTAATCTAGACCGTGTGAGCCATATGATCCAGAAAATGTGGATGGATGGCCCCAACGGCATAGGTAAACTGAAGTTGTTACCCACACCCATGGGCAAGTTAGTTGATACAATGCTGCAGTCGGGTGTGAAATTAGGAGTTTCGAGTCGCGGATCAGGTAATGTTGATGACGCGACCGGACGTGTCAGTGACTTTGAAATAGTCACTGTCGACATCGTGGCACAGCCATCAGCACCAAACGCTTATCCTCGAACAGTGTATGAAAGCCTCATGAACATGAGATACGGACATAGAATGTTTGATATGAGCAAGAATGCTGTGGGCGGTGACACACTTGCACAGAAACACTTGAAGAACGAGATTGTCAAGTTCATCAAGGATCTGAAGATTTAGGAGATCGTAATGCTAGACGCAATCAAACCATTGCTAGATAGCCAACTGATCAACGAGTCAACTGGTGAAGCCATCACAGAAGCATTTGAGGCCAAACTAAATGAAGCTCGTGAGCAGGTGCGTGCAGAACTCCGTGAGGAATTTGCACAACGCTATGAGCATGACAAGTCAGTTATGGTCGAAGCCCTAGATCGCATGGTAACCGAAGGCCTCAAAGCAGAAATGCAAGAGTTCCAAGAAGAGCGCCGTGGTCTCAATGAAGACCGTGTGCGTTTCCAAGTCAAGATGAAAGAATCAGCCGAGAAGTTTAACAACTTCATGGTTGGTAAACTTGCTGAGGAAATCAAGGAACTACGTTCGGATCGTCGCACTCATACCGAGAGCGTGGATCGTTTAGAACGATTTGTAATTGAAGCTTTGGCTCGTGAGATTACTGAATTTGCCCAGGACAAGCGTGACGTGGTTAACACCAAAGTCAAACTTGTGTCTGAAGCCAAGAAGCAACTCACAGCATTGAAACAGCAGTTTGTAAAAGAATCTGCTGCCAAGTTAGGTCAGCGTGTTGCTGAACATCTACGTTCTGAACTTACTCAGCTCAAAGAAGACGTTAAAATTGCTCGAGAGAACAATTTTGGTCGTCGTATCTTTGAAGCATATGTCACAGAGTTTGCAGGCACTCATCTCAATGAGAATGCCGAAGTACGCAAGCTCCGGGCTGTGATTGCTGACAAAGAACAGAAATTGGCCGAAGCCATTGAATCAACTCGTACTGCCAAAGTATTGGTTGAGAACAAGGAACGTGAAGTTCGTATGATCAAGGAGTCCACAGAGCGTAGCCGCACTATGGATGAATTGCTCTCTCCTTTAAACGAGGAAAAAGCAGAAATCATGCGTAACTTACTAGAAAGCGTGCAAACACCTCGTCTTCGCACTGCTTTTGAAAAGTATCTACCAGCAGTTCTTGAGAACGCCGCTCGGAAAGTGGCTGTTGCAAAACAGACCATTACCGAAAGCGTACACAAAGAAGTCACTGGTGATAAATCTGCCGTCAAACCCAAGTCTGATGACGCATCAAACGTCATTGAGCTCAAGAGACTGGCAGGGCTTTAATCTTACGACAAGAAACAGGAGAGAATCATGTCACAAGAACTGTTAGAAAGCCGTTGGGACGAGACCAAAGAAGCCCTACTAGAAGGACTCAATGGTTCCCGTCGCAGCACAATGGGTGTAGTTTTAGAAAACACTCGCAAGTACCTGAAAGAGTCATCTGCAGGTACCACAGTTAGCGGTAATATCGCTACACTGAATCGTGTGATCCTTCCAGTGATCCGCCGTGTTATGCCAACTGTTATTGCCAACGAACTCGTTGGTGTACAGCCCATGACTGGCCCCGTTGGTCAGATCCACACTCTGCGTGTTCGTTATGCACAAAGCATGACAGACACATCAGCAGCAGCAACCAGCGTTACAGCTGGCCAGGAAGCACTGAGCCCGTTCTTGATTGCAACAGCATACTCTGCTGGTGCAAGCACAAGCGCAACTCAGAGCACTTACACTGGTTCCAACACAGCAGCTTTAGAAGGCGACGGCGGTCGTAAGATTTCCGTTCAAATCCTGAAGCAGGCCGTTGAAGCTAAAACACGTAAGCTCCAGGCTCGTTGGACATTTGAAGCTGCACAAGACGCACAAGCAATGCACGGTATCGATGTTGAGGCCGAAATCATGGCTGCTCTCGCACAAGAGATCACAACTGAGATCGACCAAGAGATCCTGCTGAGCCTGCGTTCATTGGCTGCAACAGAGTTCACATACAACCAGGCTACCGTTAGTGGTACAGCAACCTACGTTGGTGATGAGCACGCCGCACTGGCAGTTCTGATCAATCGTGTTGCTAACCTGATCGCTCAGCGCACACGTCGTGGTGCAGGTAACTACGCTGTAGTTTCGCCCGCTTCCTTGACAGTGCTCCAGAGCGCAACAACTTCTGCTTTTGCTCGCACAACAGAAGGCACATTTGAAGCACCCACAAACACCAAGTTTGTTGGTACACTCAACAGTGCTATGCGTGTTTATGTTGATAGCTATGCTAACGACTCGACACCAGTTCTGGTTGGCTACAAAGGCGCCAGCGAAGCTGATGCTCCAGCATTCTACTGCCCATACATTCCTTTGATGTCAAGCGGTGTTGTTCTGGATCCCAGCACATTCGAGCCAGTCGTTTCGTTTATGACGAGATATGGCTACATAGAATTGACAAATACTGCATCGTCTTTTGGCAATGCGGGCGATTATGTCGGCGAGATAGCCGTCCAAAATCTGTCGTTCAGTTAATTCTTCGCTGTACATCCTTGCAATACTTCCCCGGGATGGGAAACAAAGAAGGCACAGAAATGTGCCTTTTTTTTTTGACTAGAAAATCTACCGCTAAGTATTGTTGCTCGTGTAGCACATACACATCACACAGAAAGGAGTCTATCATGAGCAAAACACCTTACGAGATCCGTCTCGAACTACTCAAACTGGCCAACGAAGTGCTGGTAACACCCATCTTCCAGCGCCGCGATGCACTGATCCAGGAATTCCACAGCCGATTTGAAAGCGACAAGTCTGCCCACTTTCCTGCACTGCCGGATTTTCCTAGCACAGACACAGTGATAGCAGAAGCCGAAAAACTCAACCGGTTTGTAAGCCAGCAGTAAAAGAGCCCCGCAAGGGGCTTTTTGTTGTATTGGTAATAAATATTAGTTCATACCAAGGAATTGCAATGAAGACCTATAACTTTCGCGCACAAGTTAGAATCAACGGCAACATAGAATACAGAGATTTTGTTATCACTGCTACAAGTTGGCGCGATGCAAGACAGCAACTTCGAGAAGCCATGAACACTGCTGTTTAAGTTTTAATCAAATGTCTAATCCTCCTCCTTATACTGATATAACTGGCATCACCCGAGCTGTCATGAAAGACAATGCGCAGGTGTCTATCGTGGACTACAATGGCAATGCCAGACCTGGAGAACTGGTAGTAGCACAAGGTACTACCAATCTTTACATAGGCAACAGCCTTGGCCAGTTGACCTTGGTTGCCAGTGGCATTGCTGTGTCCGCAGGCAATGTGGTTCCTGCAGGATCCTATCCACTGTACTATGATCCTGTGACCCAGCAAATGACTGTGGTCACTCCTTGATTTCTACTCCAGAACGCTAAATATCTAGTCGCTCAAGACTTATGCAGGTCCCTGCGTATGACCTAGAACGTCAGCCCAATCTAAACAAGGAGAAATAAATGGGACGCCCACTCAAAATCGCAAAATACAACACTGCTCAATCCGTGCAGATCGACATCGGTTATCCTACATCCACGCCCAACGTTGGTGTTGTTGGTGGTAATACATCGGTCAGTGATACATTTTATCTCGCTGCTAATGTACTGGCCAACGTACCAGGTGCAGGCGCAGGTGAAGCATACATCATCCGCCAAAAAGGCAAGCGCAAGTTCCTGGTCACACTGACCACAGATACCACACAGGCCTATGCCAATATCTGTGTGTTGGTCAATACTGATGATGTTGCTGCATTGACAGAAAATCAAATGGCCATTGTTGCCACAGATGCCAGTGCTGCCAATGTTACCATGCAGTATATCCAAAACAACTATGGTGTGGATTTCAGCAACGTTGGTCACTATCTGACATTTGCCAGCGCCAACGCTACAGTACAGCCCGACGGTTCGGGCACCAGCGGTAGATTTGACATCGTCCAGATTCCCAGCGCCTAAAGCACTGGTTCTACTGCAAAGAATCCCCGACATCGCAAGATACGGGGATTTTTTTACATTTCCAAACTACTAAATAATACAAACTAGGATCACAAGCAGATATGCCTTCATCTAAAAGAGTTACCGGTAATTTTAATTTCTGGACCGGCGCCAGTGAAAATTGGCAATATTTTGACTCCACGTCAAATTCACTTGTCACAGTTCGCCGCGGCAACAAAGACACTGTTTTTCAGTCTGCAAATTTAGTAGTTTATGGTAATATCGTAGGACTGGGCGGCAATATCTATGCCAACATCACAGGCAATGTTGTTTTGCCCAGCGGAACCGATTACGGAATTTTATACAAAGCCCCAGGCGGTAACGCAGCAGTATCTGATGAGTTTACTGTTGATGAAGCAAATAATGCAGTTGCAATGACAGGCAACATTACCATAACTGGTGCAGGAAAAGGTAATCTTATAGCAAATAATGTTTCGTCAAATCGCGTGACAGCAACTTTTGCCAATATCACATCAGCCAACATTGGCTCGGCCAATATCGCAACCAACGGCAACATCACAGCTGGCAACATCCGAGCAGTGTCATATCTCAATCTTGCTGGTGCAAATGTGCTGTACGGCAATGCCAATGTGGCAGCTTATCTACCAAGTTATCTACCAACATATACCGGTAATCTAGTGTCATTGACAGGCAATGTCACGACCACTGCTAATATTTCTGCTGCTTATATTTTAGGCAACGGTGCTTTTATCACAGGACTATCGTCGGCATATAGTAATGCTAATGTGGCCAATTACTTGCCTGTGTATTCGGGCAATTTGGATAGTCTTGCTGGCAATGTCACTACCACAGCCAATATCTCTGCCAGTTATGTGCTGGGCAATGGAGCATTCCTGTCAGGCATCGTTACCAGCAGTTATTCAAATGCCAATGTGGCCAATTACTTGGTTTCCTACACCGGTAATATTTCTGCTGGCAATGTCTCCATCAGCGGTGCCCTAACGACGGTCACATCTAATGTCACTGGCCTGGCTGTGTTTTCCAGTGTGGCCAATCTGCGCATACCTGGAGGCAACATTGGTCAAGCATTGATCAGCGACGGTGCCAACGGTGTGGAGTTCCAAAACATATCGGCAACCCCGGGAAATTCCCCAGGGTCTTTCCAGTACAATTCCAATGGCACCGCCTTGTACGGTGTAGATGATTTTGTCTATGACACTTCAAATATTGCAGCACCCAACATTAGAATCAGCAATCTAAGCCTTAACATCTATCAAGGAGCAAATTCAACTGACACCAATACCCTGACTGTGGCAGGCAACATCCGGCTGCAGACAGCCACTATTGGCAACACAGAACTGGCCAATAGCGGTGTGTTGATCATGGCAGGTATTGACAAATTATACTTGGAAGATTTACAAGGCAACACCTATGATGGCCAGTTTGTTGTGGCCAACGGAGAATATCTTGGTTTTGCCAACGGCTATTCCAATGCCAATGTAGACTACTACTTGCCTACATACACAGGCAACATCTCAGCAGGCAACATCACAACCACCGGCAATGTTCGTGCAGCAAATTTCATAGTAGAAAACAGCATCGTGGCAACAAGTGCTAGTCCTGCGGCCACTCTTTCAGGATTTAGATCTATCTCTACCAGTGGCACTGCCAATGGCAATATCACTGCTTCTGGCAATATTGTGGCTGTGGCCAATGTGTTTGGTTTATCCGGCATATTCACATCCAACATTTCTGGTGGTAATATTGCAGTGACAGATCGAATAACATTTGGTGATGGCACCTATCAGAACACAGCTTGGACAGGAGTGGCTAACAATTACATAGCTCTGGGCACTGGAGCAGGTGGGGCCACACAAAGCCAGACTGCGGTGGCCATTGGAGTGAACGCAGGCAATGTTGCCCAAGACTATTACACAGTGGCCATTGGCATAGGTGCTGGACAAAATACACAACTGGCCGGTGCCATAGCCATTGGTGCAGAAGCCGGCGGCAACAGCCAAGGAACCAATTCCATAGCCATTGGTTTCCGCGCAGGTCGTGTGAATCAAGCCAACAATTCCATAGTGTTGAACGGCACAGGGGCCAATCTAAATAACACCACGGCCAATTCGTTTGTGGTAGCACCTATTAGAAACACATCGGGCAACGCAGGCATATTACAATACAACAACAGTACCAAGGAAGTCACTTACAGCACAACAGTAAACGGCAATATACAAGTCAATCAACTGGGTGTTGGTACTGCACCTTCGGGTACCAATGGCGAGATTGTGGCCACAGGCAATATCATTGCATACTTCTCAGACGATAGGCTCAAAACAAGATTGGGCAATATAGAAAACGCACTGGACAAAGTTGATCAGTTGACCACATTCTACTTTGAGCCCAATGACATAGCAGTCAATACCTATGGTTATACCCGACATCGCGATCTTGGTGTGTCGGCACAAGAAGTGGCCAATGTAGTGCCTGAGATCATAGCCGATGCACCCATAGGTGACGGATATCTCACAGTCAAGTATGAAAGATTTGCTCCATTGATTATTGCTGCCATCAAAGAGTTACGTCAAGAAATCAATGATATCAAACGCAAACTATGACAGTGATAGTAACACAAGACGCAGCAGGTAATACTGTATGTGCTCAAGCAGATGACGGCGATGTGCTTACGTTAGCAGCACCCGCAGGTAAAATTTTCAACATTTTAGTATTTGCCAGTTACGGCAATCCTGGGGGACTGGCACCCAATTTTGAATATGGCAACAATAACTGCCGATCCAGCCGTGCTGTAGTGGCCAATGTTTTTGCCAATCAAAATTCTGCTGCCTTGGCAGTGTCTAGTGAAATCTTTGGTGATCCGTTTCCTGGACAGCCTGGAAGATTATATCTGAGATATGCCTACGGGGATCCTGTATGACGCTGCCTGTGTCCGGTGCCATTGGCGCAGGAATGATCAACGTGGAGTTAGGCAATACTGCTACCACTACTTTTGCGCTTGGCAGTTCGTCGGCCAGGTATCTAGCCAATGTGTTTACTGGTCCAATAGGATATGGCAGTTTTTATGGCAAGGCATTGTCGGGCAATGTGCCTACGCCAGAATTTACCAATCCAGGATTTGAAACCGGCACTACCACTGGTTGGAATTTTGTCAATAGCCGATTTAGATTCAACAGTTCAGGTAATACTCCTACCGTGATCAATGGTGTGGCTGCACCGCCTGATCCTGATCCTGATCCTTACAGCAGTCCCGGGGATACCTGTAATCTCTTTCAATCTGGACCCACATACACCAGCAGTGTATCATTGTACAGTTCTCCAGGAGTCCCGGCTGGACCGCCAGGGGGATTATTGTACGGTGCTGTCATGCAAAGCACAGCTGACATGGATGCTGCATTTGGTTATAACATTCTATACGGGCCTTATATCTACAGCACCAATCCCGTGATAGCCAATGTGGGTCAAACTCTATCGTTTTACTGGCGAGCCTACGATACAGGAAACCCTTCAACTAGCGACGCTTACTGTGTAAGAGCATACGCTTTTACCTCCACAGGACAGTATATTACTCTTTTAAATCAAACTGCTTCGGCTGCAGGAACGGATTCTGGTTGGGTGCAGTCCAGCACTGTGATAGGTTCTGGGCAAGCAGGCTACTACTATTTTTGTTTTGTCTGCGGATCCTACGACGCCACGGGCGGTACAGTGTTAGGATCTACGCTGCTGCTTGATGAAGTAGTGATAACATAAATTTTCAATTATAAATAGAAATCTTAATAAATAACTCACGGAGGAGAAATTAATGTCACATTTCGCTAAAATTGAAGGCGGTATTGTTACCCAAGTTATTGTAGCCGAACAGGATTTTATCAATTCTGGCGCAGTGGGCAATGCCGCAGACTGGGTACAAACCAGTTACAACACACACGCTGGGCAACACCCCGAAGGTCGCCCCTTGCGTAAAAATTATGCAGGTATTGGCTACAGTTATGATGCAGGCCGCGATGCTTTTATTCCGCCCAAACCCCACAACAGTTGGGTCTTGGATGAGGATACTTGTCTTTGGAATGCACCAGTGGCTTATCCCACAGATGGCAATCGTTACGAATGGAACGAAGGCACTACATCTTGGGATCAGATTCCTGAATAACAGCAGCCAAAAAAAAAATATCTTAGGCATACTGGATACTAATTAAAAGTATGCCTAAGAAACTTGCTCAAGCCGAACAAAACGGCACTATGCCGTCTAAAGAAATCAAAACAGTAAAAACTCCGCGAGTTAAAAAAACACTGGCAGTGTCCACAGAAAAAACTGCGGATAACACATCCAAGACAGAGTCTTCACCAAGTGTATTAAAAATACAACAGCCTTCTACTGTATGGCCCTTCCAGCTTGATCACGTGGAAGATTGGGCATATTTCCAAGGCGCATTTTCACCCGAAGACTGTCAAAAAATAGTTGAGATAGGCAATAGTCGCTTGGTAGAAGATGCACGTATCCGCGGTAATCAAGTGGATACCAAAATCCGAGACAGCAAAACTGCTTGGATCATGCCCAACGATGACAGCGATTGGATGTTTAGGCGCGTCACAGACATTATCGTTGATTTGAATTCTAGATTTTTCAAGTTTGATCTGTTTGGCTTTATCGAAGGATTTCAGTTTACACGCTATGATGCTCCTGGTGGCAAATATAATCAGCACGTGGACCGTGGACTCAATACCTGGACACGCAAACTAAGCTTTACACTGCAGTTATCCGACCCCAAGGACTACAAGGGTGGCGAATTGGAACTGTACTTTGGTGAAGAACCAACCAAGCCATCTAAAGACCAGGGATTTATTGCAGTGTTTCCCAGCTATGTGCTACACAGGGTAACGCCCGTGACCAAGGGCACTAGATACAGCCTTGTGGCCTGGATCACAGGACCGTCATTTAAGTAGCACACCTGGTACCAACCGCTGTTTCCGCTAAATAGTTGTAAATTGGAAACAGCTTATGCCAGCAACAAAACCCCGCGCATACCAAGTATACGACATCGACTGGAAACAGGCGGTTCGTGCTTTATCTGACTCAAACATCAATCTAGCCAGCCCTGGCGCACTGGTCATTGACGCAGTGGTGTTAGATCCCTATGATCGTGTGTTGTTGACAGCACAGACCAATGCCACCGAAAACGGCATATATCAGGTCAATGCTGCGCAGACATTGTTGGTGCCTGCACCAGACTGGGTCAATATCAATTCTGGATTGAGTTCCGCAGTGAACTCAGGATTGACTGTGGCCGTCACCGAAGGTGCAGATTATGCACAGACCACTTGGACATTGACCACGCCCAATCCCGTTGTGATTGGTGTAACGGCCATAGTATTTGAACCAGTGCCTGAAGCCAGCGATCGCATAGGCAATATCTACTTTGATGGTGCCACCATTGAGTTGGCCAACGGCGCATCCGAAACAGCTATCGCTATCAGGCCCAACGGTGCTTCTGGCCTAGCGGGTATTACCATACCCGATGACGCAGCCGCCAACTCGTTCAGTTTAAATATTTTTAATTTTGCCAACAGAGGCAATGTCAAGATCGACACCAACAGTGGTGATTGGGTTTTTGACTACTCAGGCAATCTCACAGCCACAGGTTACATCACAGCCAATTACTTTGTTGGAGATGGCGGACTATTGAGTAATATATCTGTGGTGGATGGATATAGTAACGCTAACGTGGCCAACTATCTTCCCACTTACAGTGGCAATCTAGCATCATTGACTGGCAATGTCACTACCAATGCTAATATTTCAGGATCTTACATTTTAGGCAACGGCAGGCAACTGTCAGGCATAGACAGAATATCCAATGGCACATCCAACATTGTGATCTTAGATAACGGTAACGTTGAGATCACCAGCGGATCTGAAACTTGGTTTTTCATCAATAGCGGCGCCATGCATTGTCCCCCGGTGTCCACTATCTATGCTGAAGGCACAGGTGAAATGTCTTTGCAAGTGGCCAACAACACCATAGCAGAAGCCACGATAAATCTAGGCTACAATGGTCCAGAGAGTACCTATATTCAAATAGTCGCCGAATCAGAAGATGAAAGACTAGCACAGTTTGAACTAACTGCTAATGACGGTTCCAATAACTTTGCTAGAATTATAACTTTTGATGGCAACAGCCAAAATTACTTTTGGAAATTTTCGGGCGAAGGTATTTTTCTAGTTCCTGGCGACATCATTCCAGTGGCCAACGGTAGCCGTAGTCTGGGTAATGTAACAAATCAATGGAATGATCTTTATGTCAGTAACAATACCATTTATCTCGGCAATGTGCCACTGGCAGTTACCAGTGCCAACGGATTGACCATTGGTGGACAGACAGTGCTATCCAACGGGTCAAATGCCGCAATCACTACCACGGGCAACATCACTGCCAACTATTTTATTGGCAACGGATCACAACTTACAGGATTACCTGCTGCTTATAGCAATGTCAATGTTGCTGCATATCTGCCCACATACACAGGCAACATCACAGCAGGTAATGTCAGTGCCACCGGTAACATCACAGGCGGCAACGTCAACACTGGCAAGATCACACTCACCAACGGTGCTATGATACGAGACACCGCAGGTGATGCAGTGGCCATTGGACAACAAGCTGGTGAAACATCACAAGGCAACTATGCAGTGGCCCTGGGCTTTCAAGCTGCCATAACCTCACAAGGCATTGGAGCAGTGGCCATTGGTCGAGAAGCCGGCAACGCACAAGGTGCCTACGCAGTGGCCATTGGTCAAGAAGCAGGGTTTT